GGTGACCAAGGAAACGCTTTATCTCGTTCTCCATGTCCTCTTCCTCTATCTCCCTTATGTAGCTCTCCTTGCTCATTTAAGATTTCTCCATTCGAAGAGCCTATCAACGACACCGATGACCAGCAGGCTTAATATTGATGTTAATAGTAGATTCATTTGTATAACCCTTTATTTATCTCTTTTAAAAACTTTCTTATGTTATATATGCAGAACACGGCTATCACACCGAGCGCTATGTAATCAAACATCTAATGTCCCCTCATCGAATCCGTCCAATGACCCCTTCTTGGCTCCAAATCCCTTCCGAACCTATACGATACCACCACCGCTATTGTCCAAAATATTATCTCAAACACCACGACCACCTCCTCATTAATCTCTTCCAAAATCTTGGGCTTCTTCGAATCATCAACATCAACACATCCATTTGTTCGGCTTCCTCTCGTTCGTTCATACCTCGTCCTCTATCGATGGGTAGCCCCAATCGCCTCTTATTCCCTCGACGTTCGAGTTTAAGGAATGATTTTCGGGCAGACCATCCTCGCTCTCATCGATTGGGAATCCGTCCTTGGTTGGCGTTTGTTCCTCTATCCACTCACCAAGATATGAAAACATTAATCTTATATTGTAATAGATGTAATAACCGAGACTCTTAATCATTTTAGTTCCTCTCCACCGTCGATTGCCCTTGATAGCGGACTACCCAATAACTCGAATTGTGTATCCGATATTTGACGTATTTCGTATTTTTGAGCTTCAACGTAGTTGTGTTTTAGATAGGCCCTTGGAAAGACCTTGATTGAATTATTGAGTTCATCTCTTGGAAGTTCACCTTCGGAATCGTTTACGATTTCGGAGGATTCAAGCTTCAATGTAATCAATGTTGGTGAAGATGTAGTTTCATAACCTGATATGAAAGAAAATAACATTATTAGAACTAATTTTTTCATTGAGACCCTTTTGTCAATAAGTATAACTTAGTATTTGTTTATTAAAAATTTTTTTCTCATCCATTAAACATATCCCAAATGTGCTTAAAAAATAATCCTACAAAACCGGTGCCTATAACTCCTCTCCACTTTGTGGTGTTGGTTCGGAACTGAGAATTTAGCTTCGTCTCCGCCCATAGACCCTCATGTGGATTAAACAAATTATCTTTAATGAATTTTAAATCAGTTCTGTTCTTCATATGTTCAGCTTCATTGTGAATTTTTATTTCATTAATGGTATTTTTTATGGTGTCTATCTTCTCGTGTATTATTTCGAACTCTTTTCTATCTGCTTGGTTCATTTATTATTTCCTTATGTATCGGATTAAGTAAATCCAATATCCAATTACTAATAGTAATAGTATTATTATTTTTAGTTCCATATATTATGGAAAACCACAGGCATTGGGAAATCGTCTTAAAGATAAATATTACTCACTATCTTTTTCATCATACACTTCTTCCAATTTTTTACGTAAAAGTGTAACATTTTTTGGTGTTGTTAGCATTCTACCCGTTGGTTTGACTATGAAGAAACAATTATAGCATAATAGGTGTAGATTGTCTAGTCTATGATTAGTACCATCACCATCAAAGAAATTGATTAGAAATGGGCCTCTTAAATCCTTATCCCTCACATCGGAATAACCGCAGTTACTACATTCTTGAGCGACGTAACCATTACGAATAACTCTCTCTTGTAACTTCCAATGTGGGTAGTTAGGATTTTTGCCCTCGAATATATCTTGTAACTTTATGCCCCAACCAGTATTACCCTTTGTGGTGATACCAACACCTGATTGATTTTTATTTTGCTCAAACAAGTCATATTTTATAGCGTACTTCTTAAATGTATTATACGCCACACCAGCGAATTGCGCAGCCGCCTTAATTGACAACGTAGCATTTATAGCCGCCTCAATTTTTCCCTTTGGTATCGGTTTGCTTTTGAACGGATTCTTTTTCTTTGGTCTGTTCTCAAACTCGTTTAGCTTTGATATATCCATTAGCCTAAATGACCACCCTCATACTCATCTAAAAATTTTTCGTAAGCTTCGTTTGTACACCCATAATCATGTGCACTATTTGAATTTGTCTTAGCGTGCATTAGGTCACGTGAATAGTAATACTCTTTACTGTTTAGCTTATTTAACTCTTCAACGATAGCATCTGCAATAACCTCGCGAGCTGATTCGGAATATAAATTAGCTTCCTTAAGTTTTTCTAGTACGTCTATTATAACCTGTTTCATTTTCTCGTTGTTCTTTTGGTGCGTCTAGTACGTCTAGCTTTTCTCTTAGGTCTAACTGCTACCTTTTCACCAACTATGATTTTGGTTAGTGCATCTGCTGCTTCTTGAAATGTCATGTTTACTCCTTTTCTATATCTAAATTTTTGCTCTCTTCGTGCCACCATTGATAGTTCATCATTGGTGTGTGTTTAGTTTTTACCACCTTAACTTCGAATATTTTATCAAAGTCAGCTTCTGATAATCTTTTTATATTCATAAAATATTGTTTAGCGTGAGTATCTGATAACGTTACCTTATCTATAGCTTCGTCACCACCTCTGTGAACTAACTTGAATGTCATGTATTTAACTCCTATTTAAGAACTATTCCAAAAAAAGCTTCTCCCTCTTCCCAAAAAGCGCCTAAAATTAAAGTATCACCGACCATGCTTTGGACGGGTGCTATCATATTATTAATCTCACCATCTTGATTACTATAACTAGCCCTATTGGTTGTAGGTACTGTAAATCCATTGAAACCTGTTATGTATGATGTATCAGTTGCAACATAACGACCGTCCCAATCACTAAATCTTTCTTTGATTATATATCCTAAAGTGTCATTTAACTGCCAATATAAATTACTCTCCCAAGTAACCCTAAAATTATCTAAGTAATACGCGTTTGATACTTTAGCTGAAACCCTATGTAGAGTTTGCCAATTATCTTTGTTTAATTCTAACTGAAAATATCCATTCTTATCTTGTGGTAGTCTCATATCAAATGTTAATTCACCTGAGTAATCACGACTAGCATCCTCACATGATATAAATAAGCAGCTAAGAACTGCTAGACATATTAGTTTTAGATTTTTGACTGACATTCTTTTTTTCCTTTTTCTTTTCATTTATTTTACCGTTGGTCTTGATGCGAGCTTGTTCTTTTTGAACCTCTTCCTCTACCTCATCCCAATCTTCCCAATTATGTACCTTTGGCATCTATTATAACTCCTCTAAGTTACGAATAAAAAATATAAAAGTCAAGCTTTTATTTTCCATTTTTCTAATTTGTTTAAAAATTCTTCGATAGTATAATACTTCTTTTGCTCGTCCACTATCTTTAATCGTTCTAACAACTCTGGCTTATCAACCACAATTCTATTCAATATTGAAAGCCCTAGCGATGGATAGAACACTTTAAAACTTTCTTCACCCAACATATTTGTTTCATACATCAAGTCTTTCTCGTTGTCACCATCTAATAATAAGTAGTATATCATTCTCTAATAATTAAATCTGATTCATAGGTTTCTAATGAGTTAATATTAAATGTAAATATATCATATTCCATATCACCAACTTCAGCTGAGTCATTGAACATCTCTGAAAGATTCACTATCACCTGAAAGTTATTAGCATTTAACATTTTAGCATCGAACTCAACAATGATATTATTATTCTTTTCATTGTCATATGGTTTAACCCTATCTGATAAATCAAAGGCTGTGTTTCTTTGTTCCTCTTTTATGTAATCGTTATATTCACAATCAACATATATTGTAGAACACCAAGGCTCTAATTCTTTTAATAGATTTGCGTCACAATTTTTAACCACAAAACCAATATCATATTTTGGTGGTATGATAGGATACATCTTATTATCATGTTTGACCATGTGACCCCATTTACGAATAAAGTTTCTTGTACTACGTAAATTCTGAGCCAACCACTCACTTGACTCTCTACCTTTCATAAATACTTGACCAGCTGGATTCCTTAATGCTCCATCCTTGAATCTACTACCTCTACAGGTCATATGATAAACAAAACCCTCCCAAGTTTGAACTAAATCATAACCAGCTAACACGAATCTATTGAAAATATCACTATCCTCTTTTGATTGTGGTGCGTATAGTGGGTCGTGTCCATTTATCGCTTGGAAGTCGTCTTTGTATATAGCCCATGGAGCGAATATACCTTTTGATGTTTCACCACCTATGTTTAAATTTTCTATATAGTCCATTAACTTTTGTTCTTGGAATTCCTCTGGCTCAATACCACAATCATATAACAGTTTCTCTGGCCCATCGGGATGTAATGGTGGTTCTATTCTTGTAGCTGATACGACAACACCTGGCTCAATGTGTTTGATAATCATCTCATCAAGATTTGGACAAGCATACATATCAGCGTGATATATCATTACGATATCATTTGTAGCATAATCGTTAACGAGGGTATCATATAGAATGGTGTGCCCTAACCTATTTGGCCCCTCGTTACGATGTATTTTTACATTTGGGTCTTTCTCTGCTATCTCTTGCATCCACTCCCAAGTTCCGTCGTCTGAAAAATCATCAGCCCAACATATCTCGTGTATGTGTCCAAGATTTTTACGAATACTATTATATGACCATTTAAGGTATTTTAGATTATTTCTACTTGGTTGTATAAAACTAATTGGTTTCATTATTGAAACTCTCTTTCCACTTTTCTTCGGTGTAGTATTTGCTAAATCCTTCTATGGCTATTTGACTACACTCGTTATAAAAATAAGTATCTTCTTTTAATTGTTTCGCTATTTTTTTTGCCTCAAACAAGTCACCAGGATCCACCATGGTATTATTATGTAACAACTCTTGCGTATCTAAACCACGATATCCAATACAAGGTATTCCATGAAAAGCACAATTCATAGCAAATGTACCAGCTGCATGTGTTCTCATCAAGTGAATACCTATATTATATTGTGATAAACAATCTATCCACTCTCTCCAACTCATGTATGGTAGATATTTAATATCAGATATCATGTTTTCTTGTTCTTGTTTTCTACCCATTGACGGAGCTGATATAGGGTCATCAATCTCTCTTGCAACTACGTAGGAATCAAAACCACCATACCAACTAACAAAGTTACCACCTATCATTGTGGCATCTCCCCATTCACTTCTTGGAATTAATCCCTCAGGTATCATCAAACTTCTCATTACTCTTACATCTTCACAACCTAACCCCTTATAATATTTTATATCAGAGTAATTATGACAATAAACCCAATCAGCATCCATAAGACAATTATAATAATGAAACTGATTAGTTATGTCATAGTCCTGAAAGAACCAATGTGGCCCCTCTTGCATAACGGCAACTTTATCACAAATTTGTCTTATATGATTTAAATCAACGTTCGGATTATTTTTTGGGATTATTACTATACCCAAATCAAAATGTTCATTAGGTAAATTCGTTAAGTGACACATTGGTGCATCAAGTGCTAAACACCAAGCTACTTCTGTTCTAGCGTTTGGAAAATCTCTTGGGTATCTTTGATTCTCACCCACCTCTGAAAAAAATGCTACTTTCATATTATCCTCTATAAGCCATAACGTTATCATAATCGATTTTTAGTCTTGGGTAAAACTTAGGTTCTAAAAATCTAAAAATATCTTGGTCTTGAGAACCCAAAGGATAATCTTTAGGCTCACTAGCCAAATAATCTCTGTAGTCATCCATTGTTACACCTGGTGGATTTGCATACGACATAGCTGATTCTATAACCTCTTTAATAAAGTCTGTTCTACCAATGTAAACACCACTATTTAGATACCTACCATTATCTTTATTTATATCTAATACCTGATTAAATATATCTGGCATACAATTGTAACCATCTAAAGATGTTGTTGACATAAAAAGTGCTTCACAATCAAAACCTAAGAATATATCAATAACTTTTTGTGGGTCATCTTTAAATATCACATCAATAGCGTCAACACACATAAAATATTCCGTTTTACATTCTCCACTATTTAAATAACGATTTAACAACTCAAATTTAAACGTATTTCTCCAAGGTAATCTATCGTCCCTTAACACTTTTAATTGGACACCAAGATACTCAAGATTTTGCTCTAAAATAGATATGTCCTCATAACCCTTGAGGTGGTCTATTATTCTGTCTTCCATTGAGCCTTTATTTCTACAAGTAACTATCGTCAAGTCTTTTGGTAATTCAAAACAATCAGGTTGAAGTCTTTGTTTTAATCTAGCAAACTCTGTTTTTACTAAATGCCTGTCGTGTATTATTGGCTGTCTTATATCCATCCTATCTCCGTCAATATATCTTGTACAGCTTTTTCGTAACCATGCTCATTAGCTCTATTGCCTGTAACAAATCCTCTCTCACCCTCAATACAATATTTACTAACTCTCTTTACGTCAGAAAACCATCTTATTTTGGGGACTAAATTATGTTCATAAAGAAACTCTCTGAAAGTTCCAGCGTGAGCGTTCCAAGCTGATATACCATCGTAACCAACACTATTAGTTTCTCCCACTCTATTGACAACACCTAATCCACCCTCTTCATACATATTAAATCTATTATTAGGTAAAAGGTCAATTAATTCTTTCTTATAAAAACAAAACGAACCTCGTGGTGTTAACGCTTTCGGTATATTTTCTGTATAACCATTATCAAGAAAATACCAATCATCATCTAAACTAATTTTAGTTGTCTTGACTTGATGATTAGCTGAACCATATCTATCAGAGTTAGGTTTTAAAACATCGACTCTCTTATCCATATCAACAAATAATTGGTCAGATAATATTAAATTATCATCGTGAGTTATTAATATAGAATCGTATTGAGTGTAATCATTTTTATCAGCCCATTGATTAAAACACTCCATGTCACCGACAGTATTTTCTTCTTCTGAATAACCCCATCCAAGCTCTTCGATTTCTTTTTTTGTTATTGGTGCCTCATACATCAATAAATCTAACTCTTCCCAAAAACTCTCTAAATTAGAGTGGTTTCTCACATTTTCTTTTTCAAGAATTGTATTTTCATCATCAGGTGAGCGATGAGCTACAGAATGATAGTCTACAGACCACCCATCTGGCACCTCTTGCTTAATCATTTGTTGATAAAAATGAGAACTATAATGCCAGCCCGTAGCTACAACTAATACTTTCATGATATCCTCGATAGTGAGTATTTTACATTTTCTGTCAACACTTCATAACCTATTTCTGATTTAACATCGTTCATTTTTTTGAAACCATCTTGAACATATTTGTCTCTCTCAACTGAACCACCCTCAAAATAAACCACGGAACCTCCCATATTAATCTGCTCTCTCACACAATTATTTAAATCTTCTAGCTTATTACCATTATTATTAACATCAAAATACATAAAATCAAATTGTTCTGGTTCTTTAATCCAATCGTAAAAATCTAAGTGATTTAGTTGTACATAGTCTCTTACAGCCCACGCGTCAATATTAATTTGACAATTCCATTGACTTCCCCAATAACTATCATCCCATATATCATAGGATTTTATCTTTCCATCTATATTATTATCCTTTAGAGCTTGTGCCATGGTGATAGTTGTCACGCCTGATGCTGGGCCAAATTCAATAATTGTTTTGGGTTTTAGAGCTGATACCGCATCATATAATTTTGGTAACCATTCGTATTTACCGTGACTTGGAATTTTCATTTATATAACTTTACCTTTTCTATTATTGTTTCAAAATCATTGAATGATAGCTTTTCATTCATTGGTAATGAAACAACCTTATCATTTAAATATTCTGATTTAGGACAATCAAATCTCCAATTTTTTGAATATATGTCATTGAGATGTAGAGCTGGATAATGGATACCTACCATAACACCACTCTCTCTCATTTTTTCAACAAATTTTTTGTTATTTTTTGTTTCAATTATATAGAGATGGGTGCTTTTATTTTCACAACCAAATTCTTTATTATACCTATCACATAATTGTTTCAAAGCCCTTTGTTTTTTTTCAAAGTGTTTAAAGTTTCTTAATATGATATCAGCTTGAAATGAACTCATGTACATCTTGTAACCAGGAAAACTAATTTTTCTTTCCCAATTGTTATCTGAGTATGACATACCATTTAATACTGCCGACTTATAATATTCATACTTGTCCTTATCATTTGTAACTATCATACCACCATCTAAGCCACTTAATGGTTTAGTCGGATAAAAACTGAATATCATTAGGTCTTCATCGTTACATTCTTTTTTAAATTGATTTTTTTCTAACTTTTGAGCTGAATCTACAACCTTATAATCTTTAAATTGATGAAGAACATAAGAGTCACCCATCCACTCAACATCATCTACAAAGTTTAATTTGTGAAAGAAACCGCTTGTCAAGGCTGCGTTTGCAACTACAGGTGGTATCATACTTGGAATGTTAATTGTAACTGGCTCTCTAACGTAGGTTCTTTTTTCTTTCATAATCAAAAATATAGCACTTGTGGCGCTGTTAACCGCACAAGCATATTTAGCACCAACATAATTAGCTATATTTTTTTCTAATTCTTCAACACCCTTGTCATGTAGACTATGTGAATAATCAGATGTATCTATCTTATGATTTTGAATGTGAAATAGTTGAATCATCTAATAACCTTTTCATTTTGTCTATGTTCATACTACTATTTGGATTTACCTCAACGTCAGATATATCTCTAACACTTATCTTACCTACCTCAGGCTCATGAGGTTTTACAAAGTCATAAACAGTCTGAGCCTCTCCACCAACATTTATTATACCCACCTCATCTAATAATTTTAAAGTCACATCAGCCGCTTCGTCAGCATACATATGAGAACTTATGACATCGGTAAATGCTTTTTTGTGTGGAAATGGAACAGCGTTCATGCAAGCTCTTAATATTAAAAATTTATCTATGTAATGATGAACTGCACATTCACCACCTAACTTAGACCATCCATAAGCATTAAATGGTTTTAGTCCATATTCCTCATCTTGATTACCAAATAAACCAGGATAAACATAGTTTGTTGATATGTAAATCATCTTCTTATCGAATCTTTCACACATCATAGCTATATTACAAGTTCCAACTATGTTAGTGTTTATGCTTAAGGTCGGATTCTCTTTATGTCTTCTCATTGGTGATGATAGACCACCTGAATGTATTACATAATCAAAATCTTTTTGATTCGCATAAAAATACTTTTCACAATCCCAAAATTTAGTAAAATCCATTTCTTGTCTTGTTGGAAGTAAAACCTGATAATTATCATCATCTTTTGTAATATTATTTATGTGCTGAGCAAATCTACCAGCACCACCTGTAACCATTATTTTTTTCATTTAAATAACTCCATTTGATTATAAAATTTAGCTTTAACCATTGGTACATCATCGTTATCTGATATTCTCCAATACACCACACCTAATGCTTTTCTATCTAGACCCTTAGTTATTTCGGGTAATCCATGCCAAGAGTTTGCTGAACATCTAAAAACATTTAGAGTATTAAATTCATACTTTAATTTAGCACCAGAGTATTGTCCATCAAAGAGACGTAAATCAAACGACTCGTCATAGTCTTCAGAAATGCAAAGTATTACGCTGTAACACCTAACCCAATTCGTGTGCACCCCATGATGACTTGCATCGACGTGCATACCTAAATATCCACCCTCATCATTACGATTTGGTGTATTCATCATACCACCACCATAAAATTCATGGTCTGGAAAACATTTTAGTTGTTCCACAAAATAATCATTTGGGTTAAAGTTTTCACATATGTAATCTAAGACAGCCAATGCTGCTGGTGGATAATTTTTTCTACCCAACTCTGAACAATATTGTATTTGTCCATCATTTTCGCCATCACCATATTCAACCCAACTATCTAATTGTTCAAAACTTTCTGCAGCCGCTCTAACTAATGTTTCGTTTTTAACAAAGTTTGGTATTGAAATGTGCGGAAATGGTATCTCTTCCATCAATCACTCCCTTTTAGTTTTAAGAATTCTTCATAGTCTTCTATGTAATCATCTTTATTATAATTAGTGTTAGCTATCACCAATAACACACTATTTTTTTCAACGTAAATTTGTTCATCCCAAATCATCTCTGGTATATAAATCGCATCGTTTGGTTCACATAATACGTATCTCTCACGATTCTCAGCATCATCACAAATTACATCTACACGACCTGATAGACAAATCAACACTTGTTTTGTTTTGTGGTGAGCGTGTTTCCCTCTATCATTTTGGTCTTTGACCCCATACACATAAAATATTCTTTTTGATTTAAATGGTATATCTGTTCCAAATTCTATTGGGGTTAAACAACCATCTGGCTCATCAAAAGTCCGTAGGGTAAACTTTTTTACATCAGTTAAATTAGTCAATTATCCTAACCTCCGGCACGTGAGTTATAAACTTACCACCATTTTTTAGAAAATCCTTTTCGTTTTCTCTAATTAAATCAACGAAGTTCCAAGCACCTAAGAAAGCATAATCATAATCTGATAGATTTATCTTTTCTCTATCCACAACTTTTATATGCATACCAGGTGAATACAGACCTTGTTTAGCGGGTGTCGTATCTGATATAAAATCTATCATTGATGAATCAATACCACAATAATTAAAAACCGTCGTTGATTTTGATGTTGCACCTAAACTTATAACATGAAAACCATCGCTACTTAAATCACATAATATATTTCTTAATTCGTCCTTTGACCTTTGAACCTTATCAGCAAACACTTCATATGTTTCAAATTTATCCACACCAAATATTTTTTCGTTTTCAATTATCTTAACGACATTCTCTTCAAAATCAATCATATCTGAGTTTATGTTTAGTTTTCTAGCGTATATCCTATTTGAACCACCATGAACATTATCTAGTTGGTCTACTTTAAAAATAGTAAGTCCGTTTCTCTGTAGTACGTTCTGTAATGCAGTCACAGAGAATATATGAGCGTGTTCATCATAAATTTGGTCGTAAGAACCTCTTTTCAACATTTCAAGTAACGATGGGTCTTCAAATACAAACATACCCTTATCATCTAATAAATTATAGACCGCTGTAAAACAATCGTCTAAATCTTGAACATGACATATGCAATTTGCAGAGTAAATTAAATCCATCTTACCATGCCAACCTAATATTCTTTCAGCTAACTTTGTATCCCAAAAATCCGTATAGGTGTTATATCCCATGTGGGCAGTTTTTAAAGCAAAGTTATCACAAGGTTCGACACAATATGCTGTCTTTTTATCAAAGTTTGTTATAAAAGGGCCATCATTAGAACCTATCTCTAATACTTTTTCGGTTTTATATCTAAGTTTTTTTCTGTAATCAACTAATTCAGTTGCAGTTCTCTTAAAGTGTTCAACCATTGGTGTTGATAAAGAAGTATGATATGTATAATCATCATTAAACATTAATTCTGGTTTAACAAAATCTTTTAATGATACCAAATTAGTTTCATCATCAAATACAACTTTTAAATCAAAAAAGAACTCATCTTTGAATTCCTCTTTTTTTAGAAATTTGTTAGCTATTGGTTGTCTACCCAAATCTAAAAATTCTTTTTTCATTTTATTTCTCTCCAATTCTTAAAAATAATAAATCTTTCTGCACTACTTCTTCTCCATTATAATGTTCACCGATACTCATTTTTTGTGTAAACCCGATTTCTTTCATATAATCAAGTGTTTCTTGTTGACTGGGGGCCCCTTCATTATATTCTATGTAGGATACTTCTAATATTATCGCTGATGCTCTACTAACCAAATTTTCACCACCTTTTAAAATATCTAACTCTGAACCTTGTGTGTCCACCTTGATTAAGTCAAATACAGCATCATCCTCAAAAATATCATCTAATCTTTTTAGCATAACTTTACTCTCTTGAACTAATTGTGGTATGTCCCAATAGTTATGCTCTTTGTAATAAGAATTACCCTCCGTCTGAGGTTTATCACTTCTTGTATAAAAAGTGACCTCTCTCACTTCATCACCTAAAGCTGCTATCAAAGATGAGTCTCCATTTACCGTTGCTAATTTATTTAACGTATCCTTATGTAATGGATTAGCTTCTATCATAAAAACACCAACATCTGGCCAAACTCTTTTTGACCAACCATGAAATTGACCAGTATGAGCACCAATATCTAAAATAGATTTTGGGTTAATTCCGAGGTCTCTGACTTCTTCAAGTCTCATAGTCTCACCATCTCTATACGCCATTTAATTTCTCCAATTCTTCAACACCATGACAAACTTCTTTTATCTTATCATAATATTTTCCATGACCTTTACTTTTGTTTTCTCCCCAAGGTTTATGTACACCAAACGGAGCCTTATTTTTTAAGGGATAGATATATCCGTTATCTATTGAAAACGATAGCACCTCTTCATATGTGGGTTTTTGTTCAGTCATTTCAGACACAAAATAATCTTCACATGGATTACCACCATTATCTAAATAAGCTTGTAATTTATTCTCTATGATATCTAACATAAAACTTTTTTTTCTGAGAGATAATCCACCATTCATAACCCTATTATATTTATCGTGTAAGACTCCCATATCACTTCCCCAATAACCACCAATATAATCTAAGTGTTCAAATTGCTCTATTTTGTAATCTGAGTTTACACATAACATAGAATCACACTCAAAGTATAACACAATCTCGCCAACCACTTTGTCCCAAAAACTCTTAGTTAACATAATCTGTAAACTTGAATCATCTGCAGTTATTTCATCAATACCAAGGTCAGACATATGTACTTTATTTTTTATTTGTTTTGTACATTCCTTTACGTATTCTTTATTTGTCGTTCCATGAAATACTTGTAATTCCCAATCCTTTGGTAAAACTGAAGTTACATTTTCTAAAACAAATGGTAATGCCTTATGCTCTCTTGTTTCAACTATGACCGCTACTTTTTTCATTAAAAATCCAAAAATGATAAGGTTGTTGGCCAGACATAATTTTGATAACTATTTAAACCTGTCTCGATTTTACATTGAACCATTTTATCTCTAAGGTCAGACATCTCTTGAACTGATATATGTTTAGTTGAATCTATAGTGTTTTCACTATTTTGAAAATCTTCCATTAAAGACATTGATAGCGTGTCTCCATCTTCAACAATAATGTACCCATATAGCTCGTTCCATTGATTACTTGAGGTATGTAAATCCTCTATTACATAAATACCATTATTTTTTAAATGTTTATAAAGCACTTTTAATGATACTTGTTGTTGCCTCATCGAGTGACCACCATCATCTATGATTATATCAAAATCCACTCCATGCTCAACGACAAATTTATTTAAATCCACTACATCAGATTGGTCACCTCTAAAAACAAATGACCTATCTTTGTCTCTCTCATCCCAACCATTTACCATTACCATGTCTCTACCTGTTCTTTTGTCGTGTACTTTATCCTCATATACTATTCTATTATCTATAGCATAAACATTTGCGTTTGGGAAATAATCCAACCACATTAAATGAGAACCACCTGTATTCAATCCAATCTCTAATATTTTAGTAACATCATTTCTGATACTCTCAAACTTTTTTTCATAATGTTTAGTGTAACCTAAATCAAGTTTATCACAATTATATTTTTTTGCTATTTCGTGTAAATCTAACATAACACATCCTTTAAGATTGATTTATTTATAAATATATTGGCCTCATGTATCTTATCATATTTTAGCGCCTCATCAATTACAAAGTCAATATCAACATCTAATTTAATCTCGTAATCCTTAATTAAATCATCAACGTCAAATCCCATAAACTTAGAAACTTTCGGTAAAAAGAATCCAAGAGCTTCTCCGTGTGCTATCCCATAATGACCAGTTAGTGGATAAGATAATGAATGTAATAAATTGGTGCCTGTGATTTCTATCGCTTTACCACCAAGTCTACCTGCCTGTAAAAGATTAAGAATATTATTGTTTTCTCTTAATAATTCTAATCCATCAATACAATAACCCTCACTTTTTTTTGTTTTTTTCTTCGAGGTTAGACTATCTAAAAAATGACTAATAACATCAAAGGTTGTATCCCTTTTAACCCTCTCTGGTAAATCAGCGTAATCAGAATTTATTTCAACCTTTTTCGGTTTGAATCTTTTTAGACTTATTTTATTACTTCCATCCCAATATACAGACCAAGATGTTTCTGATGCACCTGATGCAGTGGTGGGGTAACAAATTATAGAATTCTTACAGATTATCTTTGCAGTATCAATTACAGCTCCACCACCGATAGCAACCACAGATTCCTCTGAACCCATTTCATCTAAGATTGATTTGTCAGGTGCTGAACTAATAATTTTCTTCTTATCAAACCCTTGTAAAAAATCTTTAGTGGAATTTGAACAAACCAATAAACTCATAATAATTCCTTTATCTGTTTTGTGTTTTCCATACAATCTAAATTGACTCTACCTTTTTTACCATCATTACTAATTTTATAAATCTTATTAATACCATTATATTCGTCTTGTAATTTAGCACTATGAAATTCACCAACTGATTCATGACAGCCATTATCCAAGACATAAACAAAAAGGTTTTTTAAATCTTGTTCTTCTATCGTGTGAGTGATTCCTAAATGCATTAATAATGATGCGTCCCCACTAATCACTACCACATCTTTTTCAGAATTAGCAGCTATACCTAAACCAATACATGGTGATAATCCCATACTCCCTTGCATATAAAAAATATTTTTATTCTTAGGAAATAAATTATAAACATCTCTTGATATAAAACCAGTATTAGTTATGTAGATGGAATCTTGACCATGCCAATTAAATATATCATTGATAGCATCTTGTCTAGTCAACATTGTTATCACCTCTAACAATTAAATAATTTTCATATCCTATCAACTTTAATATATCCTCATCAACTTCACCCATCACTTTGTGTTGAGGTAGCGTATGTCTGTGACCAATAACTAAAAATGGATAAATACCATGAGGTATACAAAGACTTGTCAACGGATTTATTATGTTACCTAAACCTGAATTTTGTAGGTACACACAACTCTTTTTTCCAGCTAACTCAGCACCAACCGCTATACCAATTGCTTGTCCCTCATTCGTGGCAGGTATATGTTTTTTTTCATCTATATTAGAGATAAATTCTTTTAGTCCACTATCAGGCACGCCTGTAAAAAAGTCATAATCACTTAGTATGTTATTTAGTTCAATCATTTGGTATTAATTCTAAAACCTTTTTTATTGGTAAACAATCTTTACTAGCTTCGTAACATCTTTTATTTTTAAGTATTGATTGTGCCGTATTAACCATGGCTGGATAAGAACTTCTTAATAGGTGATTGGCATAAATTACTATGTCTACACCTGCTTTTATTAGTTCCTCTTCCCTTACTTTATTATAAGTAGATGGTACAACTACCAAAGGAACTTTTTTCTTGACACTTTTAAATTTATCACAGAAACTTAATATTTGATTAAAGTCTTTATCTTTACTGTGAATCATAATACCATCAGCACCACCAAGAATATAAGTCTCTGCTCTACTAATAGCATCGTCAACATCTTTCCCTAAAATAAAACTTTCTATTCTGGCGATAATCATAAAATCTTTTGTGACTAATGATTTTTTCCCCTCTGATATTTTAATGGAAAATTCAAGTGAACTATCTTGTCTTTGATTAGATGTGTCATGAAAAAGTGAATTTCTTTTAGAACCGATTTTATCTTCTATGATTACAGCAGATACACCCATTCTTTCTAATGTTCTAACTGTATGCTTAAAATGTTCAATAATTCCACCATTATCCAAATCAACAATCATTGGTTTTGTAGTTACATCAAATATTTCACTTAAGGTTTGACTAACCGTGGTTATGTCCACATATTGATTGTCTGGTTTACCCTTTGAAGCAGAATGTGTAAGACTACTTAACCACATGGCGTCAAACTCATCATTTTTAACTTTTGTTTTTTCTACTACTAAACCACTTAAACCATTGTGCGCTTCTAATACCCTAACTATTGGTTTTGATTCAATTAACCTTGTGAGCATCTTTCTTCTTACATCAGGAGTTGTTCCTATTTCTTTTAGATGGTCATGTAATTTTGTTGAAGAGACACCTTTAGTATAGGGGACATCAATAACTTCACCACCCCACTCCTTTAATTTATTTATAACATTTTGCCTTACTTGTTTTTGTACACCCTCTTTCCAATCATCTCCGTGAACAACATAGTTTGGTTTTATCTTTTCTAAATTTGGAATATAATCAAGTGTGTCTTGTGGAATCACCTCATTAACACCCACTATATTTTCTACAACTATTTTTCTTTCTTCATAACTTAAGGCTGGTAGTCTCTTGTAACTGGCGATAGCTGAATCGGTCAATAATCCTATGACAACCTTTCCATATTTTCTAGCTTGTTTTATTATGTTTAGGTGTCCATGATGAATTAAATCAGCACACATTCCGATGTAAACTAAATTATTTTTCATGGTTCGATATACCATCTCCAAACACCATTACGTAAATAATCTTTTAGAACTTGTATTTCAGGATTCTCTATTTGTACATCTTCCCATTCTCGATGTATGACACCTAAATCACCAGAGTGACCATATTGTCTTTCATATATTCTACCAACCTCTTCTTGATGTCCTCCGTAATTACCATATGGTGCTAATCTATTATGCATACAATATTGAATATACTTGTTTTCACCACTAGCTATAATCGCTGATACAGTCGTACAATTATACTCACTAACAGCTGAACGGCTATCCTCAGTCACATAGATTCTATCCATGTCTAGTTCTGATAATACATCATTTGGTAGTTCGTCTGTCGCAGGTAACACGGCTCTGTTTAAAATTGTATTCTTAAAATCTATTGATGCTATCTTATTTTTTGTGACTTTTCTATTCGTAATATTATCAGTTACACTCACCCAAGATAGAAATGAGTCAGGTGGATTATGATTTTTTGTAATACCTTGTGGTTCACCATGGTCTGCAAAAACCCAAAACAAAGAATTTTTTTCTTGAAAATCTATGGTTTCAATTATATCTTTAAATAGACCAAGGACATCTCTTTGTGCACCTCTTTCGGCATCATGGTAATGATTATATTTTAATATAATAAAATGATTTTCATCGGATGGTAATTCTTGCATTTTTGGTATAAAATTTTCTTCATCCAAGGTTGGTTTATATTCATAAAATTCAAAATCTCTAAATCTACCACAGATATCATCTGGTATTAATTTACAATCATTTGAACCTGGTGTAGTATTTTTATCTTGATACATCGGCCAACATCGCCTAATTGTATTGTCATCCCCTCTTGTTGGTGGCATCGCGTGTATGTGTATTTTCCAATCATCAGGTAAATGTTTAAGTAATATCTTATCATCCCATATTTTTTTATCTTTATCTGATAGATTAGCGTAGGTATGTGAATGACCGATACCCGTGTCTCTCATCTCTGATGGTCTACAACCTGAAAACATTGAAATCATAGTAGTTACAGTATCCGGCTGTGTCAGATAATCCCCAAAGTGTAAACCCTTTGATTTAAATAATTCTTCTATCTCAGGATGTCTCGGAAAAGTATCAAACAGAATACAATATATTTTCATTATATTCTTTTTTCCAAATAATGGTCTTGTACATTTTCGTGACCGACGTGTAGTATAATCTCATCACCACATCCAATGTGACCCGAACCAACTCCCCATTGTTTTGGCATTGGATATGGGAAACAACCTGTGTTCCAAGCTGCACGAGATAATTGTAGTGGGCCTCTTTTTGGGTTTGTCTCCATCAACCTCAAGAACTCTTTTAGATAAGTTCTACCTCTATCATCCTTTGTGTTAAAGCCAGTCCACCATAAATCATAAGTTAGAATATTACCACGACTTACGTCCTCACCGATGTGATAATCTCCATCATTACCCCTTGTATGAATACCATCAACCTTGACAAGTTGTCTTTCATTCTGTGGACAACAAATACCAAACTTTTCTATAATCGGAATTATAGTTCTCACCTCATCAGATACAAACATTAAATCTGAATCTACCGCTATAGCTATATCTGCCTTAGATTCTAAGAGTCCCTTTATCTGATAATAATCACAACAATGATATCCCCATTTTAACTTTCCACTACCCTCTTTATAATCTTTATCAAATGGTGTGCTATCGGAGTCGATAAATCTCACCTCAACATCATAGCCGTCACCAATGGATTCATCATCGGTATAACAAACTATCTTCGCTTCAGGAAAATAATTTTTCACACTATCGTATGTTGGGTCTAATCTACCAATATCACTTACCCATTTTTGATTAGCTGCACCTCTTCCACCAAATTCAGCAAAAATAATTTCAACGTTCATAATAACTCCTTTATACTTTTTAACACATCTTTATGTGAAATTAAACTCATACATTTACCATCATACGGGCATGGAAACTGGTCATAGCAATTCAAACAATCTAATTCTTCTCTGACCAACTTAGTTCCTAATCCAAAAAGATTTATTTCTTGATGGGGTGTTGGGCCAAAGAAACTAACTATTTTTTTCTGTAACGATATTGCTATATGTAAAGCTACCGTATCACCAGTAATAACTATATCTGATAAATCAATTAGGTTACAGAATTTTCTTATTGAATATAATGAGGTTGTATCTATGACCCTATTTGAATTAGTGCTTTTATTTATATCATCATTTCTTCGGCTTTCAGATGATGAGCCTGTCAATATTATAATATTGTTTTTATCTTTTAATAAATCATTTATTAATTTTATGTATCCATCTTTCGTCCATTTTTTATGAGGATACACCGGCCCACAGCCTGTATTTAATAAAATAATCTTATTTGTAGACTTAATACTATATTTTGAGTAAAATTCACTCTTAAACTCTTTGTTATCTTCCTTATCTAAATAGATATATGGCTTTTCATTATCATAATCTATCTCACTAATCATAAAAATTAGTTCTTGATAACTTAATTTATTAGTTGTCTTAGCTCCCCAATTATCAAGACACATATCATAATGATATACAGCACCTTTATTCAACGGCATAGGATAGCCTTCTTCATTTAAACCATAACCTCTATATTCATCAGCTTGAAACGCCATCGCCATTGAAGTCGCTTTTGGGTCTTTGTCTAAGTTAATTATGATATCGAATTTTTGATATTGTAAGATGCGAACTGATTCTGAATTGTATTCCATAATCTTATCAATGTATTTATTACCCTCAAGAAAAAACTTAGCCTGTGGTTGGGTTATCCATGTTAACTGAGACTTGGGATATTCTTTCTTGATACCCTCTGCTAAAGCAGTGCTTCTTACAACATCACCAAGAGCATCTAACTTTATTAACAATATACGTTCATTGAATGGGTTGTAATGTTCACTTGTATTACAATCGATACAACCATTTATCCAATAATATTTACAAGGTCTATCTCCCCTAAAATGTCTACACGACTCCATTTAGGTAATCCTTATATTTTTGTAAACCATCTTCCAAACTATATTTAGGTTGCCAACCCTCCATAAAAAGTTTTGATTCTGATTGGGTAAAGAATTGATAACCTTTGGGTATTTCGTACTCACCTTTATATTCAAAAGGAATTTCCATTATATCTAAAACGTCTTCAAAGGTACGTGCTTCACCACTTCCGACTTCATACACACCAGGTTTAACATCATTGAATATTGGATATATTGTCGCATCAACCACATCATCTATGTAAACAAAATCCCTTTCAGGTTTTTTTGGAAATAAGGTGAATGAACCTATCTTCCAAGCTTGATGTGCCACCGATGCCATTTTACCTTTGTGTTCTTCACCAGGACCATATACATTAAAATATCTCAAAGCGTAAAAGTTATTTACTTTAGCCAAACCATATTGTTCTGTAATAAATTTAGACCAACCATAGATATTTGACGGAGTACCACTTTCACCTGTGTTAGCTGCTGATGATGAGTAAACCACCTTTTTATTATGTTTCTGAGCTAAATCAAAAAGTTCTTTACTAAATAGATAATTATACTTCATCATCTTATTAGCATCTTTTAACATCGTATCAGATATTGCTCCAATGTGAAGTACGACATCATTTTGTTTTACATACTCTTCTAAATCAGTTTTCCAATTTACACTATTAATAAAATCTTTTTCTATACAAAATATTTCTATTGGAGCTATATTATCATTAATTCTTTTGTAAACGTTTTTACCTATAAAACCATCAGAACCTGTTAACAATATTTTCATTTGTATAACTCCTCATAAATTCTTTTCATCCAATAGCTTCTATCCCTATTCAAAGGATTTTGTGATATTGCGTTGAACTGATAAATGTAACTTGTGTTGTATAGATTATCTAATTTATCTTCCCACCAACATCTTGTATCATTATAGAATAAATTTTTCCGACCAATGTCCACAGTAGAATATTTATTTGGTAAAAAGTTTACATCCACACCAAATTTAGTTGATAATAAATTAATTAACGGCTGGTCACTACCTGTTCTTATTACATCATATGACTCTATGATTTCTGCTTGATTCTTCCAATAAAAATCTATTACATAATTTAAGAACTCTTCATGGTCTTTATTTAATATGACAAAGCCTGTTTGAAAGAAATCTGATGCCATCATTAAATAATCCGTATCAAAAAACTTTTGTGAGTATCCCTTTATACTTCTATTTACCCATTCGAAATCACCATTACAGAAAGATGTTGAAAACTTTCCATCTGTCAATTCAAAGAAGTTTGGACAATCAGGATGAATAATACAATCAGCATCAACTAATAAAACTTGGTCATAATCTATCTCATTGTTTTTAAGTATCTCTAAAACATACCACCTTTGCCATGTTATAACCATCTCTGTTTCAGGCATGAGTAAAGTATCCATCAAAAAGAATTCTACATTATTTTTATCACACCACTTTTTCCAAGAATCCATACCATATTGATATCCACGTGTTCTAGTAGACTCACCTATGCCACTCGTTCCGATTGATTGTTCACGTTCAATCCAAGGCATCAATACTACGTTCTTTTTCATTTGTTCCTTACCTTATCATTTGAGCTTAAAACACCCTCTAATAAATCTGATTGTACACCAAAGTCTTTAGCCATACTAACTAAAGCGCTTGTATCTTTAGGTAAACACTTTCCACCAAACCCTCTATTATCTTTAAACACGGCGGTATGCATTGGATTAATTCTTGGGTCTGATAACCATAACTCTCTAGCTTGATTCCAATCTACGTCAGCTGACTCACAGATATCATATAACTCATTACAAAATGCTACCTTAGTTGCGTAGAATGCATTCTCCATATATTTAGCCATCTCAGCTGTTTTAGCATCACTTATATTATATTTTTTACAAGGGCCAACAACAGGTAAAATTAGGTCAATCGCATCACTACATACTCTCTCATCACCACCAAAAGTAAAAAACGGAGTCTCTTTCATATCAGTATGGAAAAGATAGGGACTCCAATATGTTGATTCTCCAGCGTACTCAGGTGAAAATACTATTCTCTTATTGTATTTTTTCACTAACCTATCTGTCGTACCAACTGAAATGGTGGATTTTATCACTATGAAATCTGTTTCAATCCAACTAACAACTTCCTCAACGAGAGAGGTATCACAACTTCCATCCTCACTCCTTGGAGTTGGTACACAAACAAAAGCTGCCTCACAATCATTTACCTCTTCTTTACTAACATCATAACCTGCTGGTGGGTCATATATCTCTAATTCATAATGAGCCTCAAAAAATTTACTCATCGCCTTACCTACATAACCATGACCTATAATAGCTATTTTTTTCATTATTTTTTACCCTTGTGTGGTTTAGTGTCTCTAATAAAATAATCATTGTTTCTTGAATCACCATCCATATAATTAAACTTAAGATTGTTTTTCCAAGCCACATAATTAAAACTTAGTTGGTCTCTCTTACTTCCGTATTTTATTTCAGTCCACCAATCTTCCATCACCTTCATACAATCAGATTCATTGTGTCTTCTCAATATAACCATGCCTGTAATTAAACCATTACTTGTTGGAAATCCCTCATGAGCATATCTATCCATTTGTTTTTTTATAATCTTTGGGTTATCCTTATAATTTAACATTCCTCTTTCTGGTGTTGCTTTCATATTTCTTTCACCCAAAGAAAATATTGTTTTAGCCTCTTCATATGCACAATTACGAGCATCTAACGAGTTATTGTTATGACTATAAAAAGCAACGTTAGCATCACTCAGATATTTATCAATCAGTTCGTCAATATTTCCAACCACTTTCATATTACCATCAATAAAAATACTATACTCATAATCCACACCAAAACATCTATGAGGTAAAACTTTGAACTTTTTTGCATTTCTATTGTTATCGGAATAAAACTTTACACTATTAGTCTCATCAAAACATTTCCATTCCCATCCCTCTGGTAACTGCTGTTCTTGTTTATCATCATAATCACCAAAAATTGAAGTATAGACTACACGACCTGACATATAATGCCCTCTCTATCTTTTAATACTTTGTTTTGTGTTGTTGGATAATATGCTCCTTTATAGTGTCCAACTTTTTCAATAATTTTTAATTTGCTATCATCAATATATTCATCAACTGCTTTTTTTATTTCTGGAAATAAACCATAGTCATCAAAGATTAAATAACCACCTGATTTTAGTAATGATAAAGAGTTATTAATATCACTTTTCACATGATTATAATCGTGAACGCAATCAATAAAGACAGCGTCTATTTCTTCAAAGTTCCATCTATCTTCATAAACATCCATCACAACATAATCTATATTATCCTTATCACCATTTATCTTTTGTGATTCTAAATGTCTAAATTCTAAATTATCAACAGCTATAACTTTTTTAAAAAGATGACTTAATAATTTAGTGGAGTGTCCAAGTGAAGAACCAATCTCTAATATTTTTAAGTCCTCACTTTTTCCCTTAAAGTAATCATAGAAGTCTGCTTTAAATTTTAAACTTGTTGTTGTTTTTGATTCAGTTTTATCAGGTAGACCTTTTAATAATAATCTCTTCTCTTCATTAGTAATTAAATTTTCGTTATCTACAAAGTTATGAGCTATTGGAAATTGTCTTTGTATAGTGTGTGTAGGATTGTATCTGGCACATAATTGTGAGGTTCCAACCTGATTACCAACGTTATATTTAGCCTGTGATTTTATATAAAGTTGTATTCTAATTGGGACGTGTCTTAAATCCATCGCTTTGTAAACATCGTGAAATGATGTTTGTTCAATCGGTCTTTCCGTCCAATAGAAATGAGGTATACCTTCATCTATAACTTGTCTCATCTCTTTATCCATTGTGTAATCGTATCTATCTGATATTAATAAACAAGCAAACTCTAAATTAGCTGTATACTGAGCTATCACTTCCTCACCTAAAGCTTTTTCTTCCTCTGAAAAATATAACTCTGGCATACAATCTTTCATTTCACTTTCCTCAAACTGCCAGAACTTTAACATCTGTTTTATCATTGATATATTTGGTTCATCTAAATTGTATACTCTGTAGTGGTCGTGGTATATATCACCCTCAAAACTATCAATAAAACCATCAACATAGGGATTATTAGAAAAAATAGTTTCAACATGAGCATAAGGATTTGACCAACTATCCCAATCATCGGTAGCCCCAAATAAATTTTCGAGTAACTTTGGTGATGGTACATAGACCTTACAATCTTCATACTTTTCTTTTAATAATCTTGGCATTGCGGATATAACACCCCAATCTCCAAGACCATGACAACTACGCATGACTATGAAATTTCTACCCTCTAAATACTCATCTGGTACCCTAACTCCATCTTGTTCATTGAAGCCAAGTTTTGTTACTTCTTCTACAGGATAAACATCATTATCTAATATTCTCCAAAAAATCATATTATTGACTCATATAGTGCATTTTGTTTTTCTTGTTTATCTATTGTCTTAGGATGATATAGACTTAGAGTTTCATTTGGTGGCAAATGTGAATAGGTGTTAGCACCTGAAATAATTTCATGAACTGGTTTAATCCATTTTATATCTTTATCTCTTTTAAATATTCTTGCTTGATAATCAGGATAATTTACCCAACCATTTTCTGTAACTCTCCATCCCCATTTTTGTATGTGACTCTCAGTTAAGCCATCAACCGTGTTTATTCTTGGAACCCAAATCAAATCTATATCGTTTGCTTCTAAGATAGGTTTCATGTGTAGTAACAAAGCATCACTTGGATACTCGTCGGCGTCAATATGAAATATATAATCACCTGTAGATTTTTCTATAACTGAATTTTTATGAGCTGCGAAGTCATTTTCAAGTTTTCTATTATATACTATGATGTCTTTCTTTTTATCAATATCATCACTTCCATATTGTTGAACCCAACTCATAATAACTTCTTGTACTTTTTCATCGTTACCATCAACACAAATAACTATCTCATCTTCTACATCTGTTTTGTGTATTAGAGTTTCTAATAACCTATTTAATTCATCAGCCTCATTGTGGACTGTTATACCATAACTAATCTTCACTTAATTCCTCATCTGATATTATCGCTTCTATAACATTTTTTGGTAATTCAATTGGTTCAAGAAACACTTGTGATTTTTTAGCTTTCATATAATCGTATGTTCGATATACGCTATTTGCTTTTAAAAATCTTTCTATTTTAATATACACGTCTCTTCTAACACCGAGTCGTTGAGTATTTGGTATGTCTAACCTAAAAATATCATCACTACCCTCTACTAATTTTATTTCACCAATTGTTTCTAATATTGTTACTAGCATAGGTTGACTTCGTATTGTCCTAATAGTTCCTTTTTCTTCTAATTTCAATCCAACCAAATGAAGTGATTTACTGCCATCTTTCTTTCTGAAAGGTAATTGAACATTTAAAACTAAAAGAGTATTTAGGTTTTGGTTATACCTAAAAGATATAATATCACCAGCTTTTACTTTTCCCCAAGCGTATACTTGTTTAGGCATTAGTTAAATACTCTTTTGGTCATACCCAATTCATCACAAGCAGATAAGAAATCAAACTTATGAAATGATTTAGCATTTTCTACATCTAATCTCTGAACGTGACCATCGTAGTTTTTTCTTTCTTCCTCAGGTATAGTAACAACCTTTGCATACTTCCACTCATATATTTCAGCTGAACCCTCAGGATAAATCATACCCATCTGTCCCATGTTTATCACAGATAATAGCCAAACTATATTTCTTTCTTTATCTTCGTATACCGTATCTTGAACTAACTTTGGTGATTTTTTAATGTTATTTAAAACACTTAGACTACCGATTTCATACCTTGAATCACTCATATAACCACATTTAAAACAAAGATAAGAACTATATTCCTCTTGTTTTTCTTCAAAACATTTTTTTGTGCTATAACAAATTGGGCAATTTATTTTTATTTCCATTATACTCTCTTTAGTTTTGGTAATTCTATTTTTGGTTTAACTTTCTGTCCTACTTTTTTCAACTTTGGTAGCTTTAATTCAACCTCTTTTGGAAAATCAGGAACATAGTTATCTAGTATTTTACCAAGTTCTTTTGTCATCCTTTTTAAAGAAAACAATGATTCATTTACTTTACCTAACTTCATGGAATTAGATGTATATTTTTTGTAATTTTTATATACGTCTTTCATATAAGATGATGCTTCTTGATAATCAGCAGTAAACCATTGCGTTCCATCAACATGCATCTTTTCTGGAAGAGCTGATTTTGGTACGTCGGTCATCCTACCTGAAACTAATACGCTTGAATTTGAATTCAAGAAGTCTAATTGTCCACTCCATGATGAAGCTATGATTGGTTTACCTGATATTGAAGCTTCTAACAATGGTCTACCAAATCCTTCACCATGTGTTAAGTTAACGTGTGCTTTTACTTTTGGATGATTATACAATTCATTTATTTCTTCGTCTTGTAAGTCTCCATGTAATAAATATACGTTAGGTAAATCTCCACTAATAGAATTTCTAATATCTCTAATTTTTTTGAGAATTTCCTCTCTATCTAAAACAGAGAATCCAGCACCACTTGTCTTTAGTATTAAGCCAGGTTTAACTTTTTGGTTCTTAAAAGTCTCTAAGAAAACTTTCACTAACATACCTGTATCTTTTCTATCTTCACCTAATCCACCTTGTAACCAATGTCCTACATAGAGAAAGTTAAATGATTCATTTATAGATTTCATTTCATCAACAAGCTCTTTACTAAACTCTTTAGTCTTTTTGTAAACTGTATTATCAACACCCTCAAACAAAACTTCCATGGGTTTATCTAATTTTAATACGCCTTTTAGCTCTTGTGTTTTTTCATCCTTTATATCAAAATTTATGTTTCGTAGGGTATTAGAAACAAACGTTGATGGAACAATATTCATATCCATCTTATTTAATCCCTGCATCCATTCAGGTGGTACAATCGTGCATTCTAAACCTGCCGTAATACCTATATTGTATTTACCAATTGGACTAAATTCATTTGGAACTACGATATGAATATGTATATCAGGCTGATTAGGTAGTTGTGGAGTCTGTAACAATCTATCTATTATTGGTTTATCCCTTTCAGAAGATTTATCTAAAGCATTTAACGGAGTGGTTCCCCAACGTACGTTCCAAATCTTAACGTCATATTTATCTAACTCAATTAAGGAACGAACTATATCTCTCGCGTGTGCTCCATAACCACTTCTTGTTGCTACAGGCGCTGTTACTAATAATACTGGCTTACTCATTATAACCTCTATGCTTTAAAAATGGTAAATCTTTTTCTTGGCTTCCACTCAGAAAAAACTTTGTCCATTTGTTCTATAAAATTGTCAGACATCATTTTGGAAGTCATCATAACATCCTCACGTTTTACGTAATCATGTCCTTTCATTCCACACTCTCTTCTTTTTTCTTCATCCATCATATACCATTCGTATATGTTATCACCAACATCATCCCATCTACATCTATCGTCAAAAATATATGGTGTGGGAGGTGAACCTTGCAAACATCTATTTGATGGCCAAACAGGTTTAACCCAATCACCCCAAGTTAACTCTTCATTGTGAGCCCATTTTCTATCATCATGTAATGACTTTATTTCATTATAATCATCAGATGTAATATGTTTACCATTAAGTTTAAAACCACATTGGTCTTGTAATCCACCTGTAACATTAACAACGATTGGTGTACCAGCAATTAATGATTCTGCTGTACCCAATCCAAATCCCTCATTAGAAGCCATATTAACCGTAACATCAGCCATATTATAAAGATAGTTTAATTTATCTGCATCTAATTTTTTTGAACTAAAGTATACTTTACAATCTGGTGCCACTGCTTTGGCTACTGCTGGTAAATCTGTACCATTATCATCTACTGGCTGAGTATGCATTAACAATGCACATTTATCAGCTTCTTCTTTTGGTAACATATCACAAAAATATTTAAATGCCATTATTACATCACCTGGTAATTTACGACGGATATTTCTGTTATTGTAAAACACAATAAATTCCACATTTTCATCAGTTAATTGTTTTTTCATTTCCAACACACTATTATACTCATCATCAAATATTGATATTGGTTTAAAATATTTTTCACTTATACCATGTGGTAAGTATGTGCAATCAGTTTTTGTACGTGGTTTATTCTTTGCAACTTCATTTACAATCGCTACTGTTTGTTTTGATATATTCATAATCAAGTCAGAACATTCATAAAAGTTTTCATTGTATTGTGGAGCTGGCCAATCGTCCCAAATATTGTAATAGAATATTGGAATCTCTTGTCTTATCTCATGTTCCATATCGTATAACCATCTCCAAAACCTTGGGTCGGTGTAGTGTAAGATAGCATCTGGCTGTTCTAAATCCATAATCTGTCTTAACAAATCAGGATTACCATATCCGCTGGTTGGATAGATTGTTAATGATGCATCTTCAACGCCAGTCTCTTCTCTTGAGACTTGATTCATATCAACCCTCTTACCATTCTCAGGATGTTTTATAGCTCCACCTATTTGAGCCCAATCATAATGATTTATTGTGCCTAAAACAAATTCTTTTGACATTGTACCGACACCACTTGACATTCTTAAATCATCTGAAAGTAATAATATTTTTTTCTTAGACATATAACCTCTAACCTTTTAAAACTGTTTTGTTTGGCCCCACTTCAGCTTCAAAGTAATCCAACATTTCTAACTTATCTGCGTAGTCAGCCATTTTGCTTATCTCTTTCTCCATCTCATCCATCAAGTCTCCATGCTCACCGATACCCACAGAATTACACATAATACTTTCTACGTTTACACGGTGTTTTTCAATATTCGCTTTAAAATTTAATCTTAAAGCATTTATAAAGTCTTCTCTCATATTGCTCATAATCTACTCCCACTTGGTATTAAGTTGTTATAAGAATTTATTTTATTTTTAAAATCAGAATCAAGCACATATAAATCCATTGAACGATTTACTAATTTTTGTAACGTAAATTCGCTTTCAACCGTGCTTGTCTTGAAATTTTTATATAATTCTTTCAATATTTTTACTGATGTTAGTTTGTAATTCATAATAAAACCTCTGTATATACATATATAAATATATACTAACTCATTATTTTAATCAACTTTTTTTTCTTAACTGCATATTCTAAAGTTGAACTGGTACCTCTTGTGACTTGACCCTCTGGCATGAAAGCTACTATAATATCTGAATACTCAGCGAGTTGTTTATTTCTTTTAATATAATTCGAAACATAATATGTTTTTTTATACTCGGTCGCTGGTAAAACACAATGCATATTCCAATTATAATGCGCTGGTGGAAACTCCTTATAATTCATATCAAACTCTAAAGCATATTTTTTTGCATATCCATCAGCACCTTGTGGTTGACCACCACTAACAATCACAACGTCATCCTTATACTTTTCCTTTAAATTATAAATAAAGTCTTTTATTTTTTTATTATTTGTATAGACCCTACTACCGATTATTGCTATTTTAGTCTTCATAATCATTTCTTTTCTGTGGTTTCATTGTATGAGTTGAGGTTGTAAATTTAGCCACGTCATACAAATCTGATAGTATATGTGGTATCGTTTCAATATACTTATATTTTGATTGGAATCTAACGTTGGAATGATATCCTATATCATGTGGTGCTATATCAAAGAAAATGAATTCGTTAGCAGATAGATTTGCATCATTTTTAATTATTGTTTTGATTGATAAATTATCTTTCCACCTTTCATAAAAACTTTTTAGGTCAACGTCTTGATTGTCAATCCAAAAATACAAAACAAACTTTATTCTTAAGCTTTGCTCTATATCTTTTATCTTCTCCATGATTACGTTTTCTAAATCTGTGTTTATAAAATCAGAAAGTTTTAATCTAATGTTAGCAACTCTAGTCATTATTTTACTCCTACGTCACAATGTTCTGTTTGATTAAATTCACAGAATCTACAATTTTTCTTTGATGGATTTTTCATATAATCTCTCTCAACATTGTGCTCATCACCTATGAAACATTCTTCTACAAATCTGTTTACATTGTTAACTACTTTGTTTATGCTTGGTTTACCATTGGCTGGTATAAAGGTTTGTACCCTACGTTGTGGAAAATCTAACTTCTCGTATAGTTTTCTTTTTACGATAAAATATTCTACATCTATTTTATCTAATGGAACCTCATTCTGAGCGCCCCAAAAATTCTTATATAATAATAATTGGTCTGTTTTATTCTTATCAGCTTTCTGATACTTATTCCAACCCATTGTTGAGGTCTTAATATCTATAATCTTATATCTATCTCTCACCTTATCATGAATCAATACATCAATATAACCAATGAACTTAATACCATCATCCATCACATAGTCTATTGGAACCTCTATGCCAACTAACTCATAACCTTTTTTACTAAAATACATACCACGTTTCTTTTTGAACCATTCTAATATTAGAAGTCCATGCTGATAAAACTCTTCCATATCATGTTGTTCTACAAAAACCTCTCCACCATTTCTACCCATGATTTGTGAGTAATTAGTTTTCATCCTTTTTAATAACATCTCTTGTAGGGGTAGAGCATCAGCCATTTTGACCGTGTCTTCATACATTACAGTTAAGTAGGTTTGTAAGACTTCATGCATGGAAGTCCCAAACAAAGTATGTATATTATCTGTAAATTTACTTAACTTGTCTACGTAGTTAAGCTTCCACTTGTAAGGACATACATCCCATTGACTATACTGACTATAACTTATTCGTTTCATTTTCCCCACTTACCACGACCAACTAACGTAGCTATGATTCCATAATTTGAAACATCAAGATAAGCATCTTCTAATGGTTCATCTTGTACGGCTGATTCTTTATTTCCCATTAACAATGTTTTCATCCTTTGTAGCTTATCATTCATACGAAACCATAAGCCTGTTAATGATAATTTTACTTCTTCAGGTGTTTGTAGGTTTGTACCTACTGAAATATTACCAGGACCATAATCGTGTTGTTTATGTAAGAATAATTCATATTGTTCTTTTTGAATCTTCTTGAACTCGGTGGTCATCTCTGGCCACTCTTCTTCCATCTTTTGAATAACATCATACTCCTCTGATTTTACACGAGGACTATCTTTTATAACCTTTTCCATATATTTCTCCTAATTTACATAACTGAATATACGAATAAAATCGTATATAAGTCAAGTATTTTTTTAGCCATTTCCAGCGGTATATCCGCCTACACTACCTAATACATTTAATCCAGCTTTTTCTATTTTCTTTGGTTCAACTCCGTATTTTTTACAAAGCTCTGCTAACTCAAGCATACCGCCCTCTGTTAACATATACATTTCAACAGCGTCATAGGCTTCTTTCCTACTATTCTTCATATGTAATGATACTAAATTAATTAACCATTGTGGATGTTCCATTCGTTTTTCTCCCTTAATATATTTTAACCATTGTTTACCCTTTGGTAAAACATTGGCGTATAATTTGTACAAATCTTTTGACTCCAAATTATACTTTTGTAATTCATTTACTAATTCAACCCATTCCATCTTCATTGATAGGAATCTATGAACCATATAATTAGACCAAGTTTTTTTATCTTCGTCTGAAATCTCTTCCCAATAATTAGGACTTTGAACCGCTGTTATCTGTTTTATGTGGTCGAATAGACTCTTCTTTTTTACCGAATATTTTTTCATATCTTTTTTCCCACTCTTCATAACTTATACCTCTTCGTAGTCCATCACCTTTACCAGCTTCAGAGTATCTATCCTTTTTTGACATTTGATTGTACACTCTCACTTACACCTGAACCATCTAAAAACCCATCAGCTACCTTACCACAATTACCACAACTATAAACTTGAACGGGTATTAATGATTCTTGACCATTTGGTGAAACTAAGGCTGATAACTTTTTTAATATGAATGATGTTATAAATAAATAGTTACCACAATCACCACATTTAATAGTTTCAGCTTGTTTTAAATCAACTTGTACTTGTTGTTTTTGTTTTTGTATTCTACCTTGTGGGTGCATACTCATTTTATTACTCCTAATAATTCAATTAACATAGCCATAGCATTGATTTCTTTATCAACTACTTGACCATCTGAAAGTTCATACCTTGCTATAATCAGAATACACTCAGCCACATGACCTTTACCATAACCATCAACCTCATCATATAATAATCTGAATAGGTCTGCGAAGTCTGTCACTGTATTGTCAGCCAAAAGTTTTCTTATTTCTACAAAAGCGTCTTTCTTATTTTTTGTTTCTAAAATTCTTAATAACTTTAATTTATAATCATTCTGTATAATACTTGTGGTATCAAGTTTTAATTTACCATTTACAACATTTCTTTGTGCAGCGTTTATTACTCTTCTAATATCAGGATAACTACTTTCAACCAAAATCTTTATATCCTCAGGTGAATCTATCACATTTTCTTGAATAAGAATATTATGTAAGTGTTTAGCAACTTCACTTTTACTTGGTGGTATAATCTGAAATGATTGACACCGACTCTGAATTGGGTCGATAATTCTTTCTACATAATTACAAGTCAATATGAACCTACAATGTTTTGAGAATGTCTCCATTAGATTACGAAGTGCAGCTTGTGCATTTGGTGTAATATAATCACACTCATCCAAGATAATAACTTTCATATCTTTAAAACCTACTGTTGAAGCAAAGTTCTTTACTTTTGTTCTAACAGTATCAACGTTGTTTTCATCACTAGCATTAATGTATAAATAATCACACTCTATATTATTAACCAATAGTTTGGCAAGCGTAGTTTTACCTGTTCCTGCTTTACCATAAAGTAATAAATGTGGTAGGTCACCACTTTTTAAATAATTTTCCACCTTAGATTTTAAATGGTCATTACCGATATAATTATCTAATGTATTTGGTCGATACTTTTCAACCCATAATGAATTACTCATAAAACCCTTTTTTCTCTTTTACTTTGTGTTTTGTGATTTCTATTTTGATATCGCCAACTTTTGGATAAGTCAGCTTCTGATACTTCAACTTATTTATAAATAGTTTGTTTTCTTTCTTATTACCAAGAAAAAATACATATCTGTGTTTTTCAAGTTCTCTCATTCTCCAAAACGTGTGACCAATAGCCTTACCTAACTTTTCTATATTGTGACTACCGAACCTTGAAAATACCGTACGACTATGTATCCATTCATATGGTTCTTCGGTTAGTGATACAGAATAGTTTGGCATAAGATTCAGTCCCTCACCTTGATATAACCAATTCGTTGCCTGATATATACTACCATTATGTTTTACCGTTGGGTCTGCATATGATATTAAAACTTTGATATCTTTTGCATTTTGTTTCAGCCACTTAAACGATTGTGATATTGAAAAGGATTCAATATTTTTTCCATAACCATCATGAATGAAAAGCCTTGTTAGTTCTAAAATATTATTAGTCCCTAGCATCTTTTCATCGGTAAAGATTGAACCGACAACACTTCTACCCACAGGATAACCATAACTCATACAACCGATTAACTCTTCATCAATATCATCAAAGAACTTATGTTGTGTATCTTTTTGATAGAAGATACCTAAAGCAAATCTACAAGAAGAAAATGAATGAGTATAATGATTCTTCTTAATCATTTTCTTTGCTGTTGCTTTAGGTATTTCTCTTATCGATACCTTACTTGTATCACAAGTTTTAGTCACTTGTACTCTTTGCAACTAAGTAATATGTAGCTGAGTATTTATCTATTTCAAAAGTAATCTTAGATAATCCCTCACTACTAACGAATAAAGTTGCACTTTCACATTCTTTATTTGCAGAAAGGACTTCTTTGAAAAGATTAGCATCAAATGATGTGTTTGGTATCACACTATCCTTGTTAGTAGTAACAGGAATGGTCACTCTATTCGTATTTACAGAAGCGTATCCTATAACTAACTTTGTGCTAGTCCCATCAGTAATAACAGTAAAATGTTCTTCCTCAGACAAAGCACTTTTACCTGATATAAATTTATTAATTAGAGCTGGCGTCACGTCTATCTCTAATTCAAACTCTGGTACTTGCTTCATTTGTGGTGGTGCATTTATAACCGTTGTATCACTTAACATATAATTTACAGCTGACGTAGAGTCATTCACTTTTAGTGATATTGCTTTATCACCAGCCTTTGTTAAGTTTACTCTGATATCCTCATCTAGCACAGACAACAACTTTAATAGTTGGTCTGTAGAGTAGATACCTATTTCAGATGTTTCGAAATCCCAATCATCCATTTTTACCTCACCTAATAGATTCTTATCGCCTGAGATAAACCTACATGATAATTGCTTTCTATCTGAACTACTATTTAATATAACTGAGTTGACAGTTCCATTTAGATAATACTTACCTATAAAACTAACCAATTTACTTTTATTCATTTTATTCTCCTATTAAAAAAAACGTTCCATTGTTTTTGATGCATCCGTGGGTTCGTCCCAACCCAACGCTTCGTATAGCATCATAATTTTTTTGTGTAGTGCTTGTTTATATAACTTATCAGGATTTATAAATTGTCTTATAAACTCTAATATCTTTGGTGGGTCTTCGTGTCCTTTGTAAGCCATTGTCTCTATACCTATCGGATTGTTTTTTAAATATACCCACTTAATTTTTTCACCATCAAATATTTCTGTAAATCTTTTTGAAATCTTCATATGCGTTAATATATCATTATAGAATAAAGCTGACTTAACATGAACTGGTGTTCCTTTTGCGTATGAACTGAACAATCCACCATCGGTTCTATATTTTTTTATTCCCTTTACGCTTGTTGGAACTGCTATCTTATCAAACTCCATCAGCTTCATACTTTCTCTAAAATTTATAATAAATTTGTCTAGCTTATCCTTTGGGACATCCATTAATATATCCTCTAACAACTTACTTAACATTGTTCTCATCGCTACAGGAAAACTACTACGAACTGTATCTAATCCCTTTACCATCATCTTATCAACTTTTTTACCATTGTCGTTGATAATCTTTAATCCATATCTTTTCTTTGTTACGAATAAGCCACTTTTTGCAATAACCTCTTGTTTGATATCGAATCTATGTTCTGTTAAATTACAAAACTTCATAGCAAAGTAGTCATAACTTTTATTTAAATATGTTTGCATCTCATCGGCTATCTCAAGAATAGACTTTGACATTTTATCTTCATCATTTACATCTACATCAGGAAATCTTTTCTTCACTAATGGTGTTGCAGAATAGAACACCGAATCCGTGTCTATATAAATACAATGATTTTCGTTGTCATTCAATATTTTATTGTAATATGAATTACCAATCTTTTTAGTAAACTTAATCAAGGTTTGACCTGTGTAGGTTGTAGCCTCTGCGTTATCCAAATCATAAAAACGAAACACGGGTAATCCTAATACACCATACAAACTATTTAACAGAACTTTCTGTAGGTATTGTCTTCTATCAAAATAGTCTGATTGTTCCCTATCACCCTCTTCATGAAACTTCTTTGATAACTTGCGATACTCTACCCTTTCATCAAACCACTTTCTTAGAAGAGCAGGTAGTAGTCCATCTTTATCCGTTCTATACATTACACCATTAGTAGCTACACCAATCTCTTTACCATCTAAAAACTTTTTTAATTCTTTTTCTGTAAACTTACCCATCCCCTTATCATCTTTAGTTATGGTATAAGTTTTTCTGTGATTATCTTTTAGAAACTCTTCTGGCGACCAACCCTCAATCTTTCCTATTTTAGTCTCAGGTGATATATTCAAAGACATAATACAAGACGGATACATACTCGTGATATCTAAATCATAAACCCACTCATGCTTACCCTTGATTGGGTCTTGTACATATGCCCCAGCGAATTTATCATTACCAAATTTTTTAGGTCGTGGTGGTTTGTTAGGTGCCACGATACCGTTCTTCTTTAGATAAGCTAATATTGCACCCTCTAAATAACGAGAAGACATGAATACATCCTCATAAGGACAATGTCCCAAGTGTGCTATACCTCTACCTATGTCTATAAAGTTAAGTTTGTCATCAAGTTTTTGTACCAACTTTACGTCTTGTAAGTTATACTGAACAAACTTATCTATATCATTCTCATACAAATCATTTAGTGTTCCCTCATACGCAACCTTTTTCTCACCGACTTCATACTCACCAATTGCGTCCAAACGATATGATGCTCTTTGACTAAATGTAAATGTTTTATATAGTGCTAGATAATCTAAAACACTAACACCAGCTATCTTATATCTTTTACTGAAATCACTCCATTGAACTTGACCGATTGGTGATAACAAATTGGCTATATCTTTACCAACCACTTGTTGAGCTCTATTATAAAGATAGTTTACATCAAAGAACTCGACGTTCCAACCTGTTAGTATTGTTGGTTGTATCTCCATATACTTTTTGAAGAAAGCATTTAATAAATCATATTCATCATAAAATGAAACAATGATGTCACCATCTTTTTTGGTTCGTGATTCACCAAGTCCAAGTTTATCTTTTGTATCTAAGACATAACAATAATATTCTTCTGTGAGTGGGTCATTGAATGCTATTGATGTGATTGTATTTTCTGCTCTCTTTGGGTCAGGAAAACCATCGGTAACTTCTACCTCAATATCAAATATCATAACCTTGTTGCCTACTGATGGTTCGTCTGAATCTGTGTAGTTATCCACCAACACCCTAATTTCAGGAGAAACATCGGACTCAAATAATTCTGGTTGGTCTTTGTCCCACTTATTTATTTTCTTTAGTCTGTCTCCATACAACGATACAAATGTGCCAGTCCTATTTTTTACATAAGCATATTTTTTGTAATTGAACGTGAGATAACCAGCTTATCATCCCACACATGCATTTTATTTAAACGTCTATCGTAGTAAATGTTTTGATACAACTATATAATTTCCCAATTTATCATGACAGAATATACGAAATAAAACCTATACTTGTCAAGTGTTTTTTTATAATAATTCAATAATTTTTTGTACGGTATTATCATCCGTTTTAATTGTATGATAATCTATATTATTATCATCTAATGTTTTGATACAATGTTTATCTATTTTGATTGAATCCTCTAAGTTCTGAAATCTCTCAGCGTCATTATGATTTGCTTCTGGTCGTTCCAACATTACATTTATATTATCATAATTGTTATGTAGGTCTAAAACCATTTGATTAAAGGCTTCTGAATAAAACTCGGCTGGATAACCTTTACTATACCATGTCTTATATATTAATGAGAATAAGACTGGTGAATCTACAACTATGTAATCAACCTTACCATAACATTCAGCTATTCCCCTATGTTGATTAGCACATACGTAAAGCTGGTCTTTTATCGCTGGTAGGTTGTTATCCCATGCTAGTCTCTTTGGAAACTCGTATGGATTATTACAACTTATATGTTTTCTTTTGAGTTCGTAAAAAACCCCTGCTGCTATAGAGGACTTTCCGATACCTGGCCCTCCGAATAAATTTATTAATTTGCTCATAGTGATTGATATAAGCTGAATAAGTAACCACAAAATCCTACTATGTTAAGTAAGGATAAATTATATTGTTTGGTTTTTTGAGTTTGAATAGTAAGTAGAGCTAAACCAATTAACATCCCTATCTTTCCTATATGTGAATTTATAAAATAAGGTGATAACATCATAATGGCTGTACCAAGATATATCACTCCATATTTATATAATTTTTCGTTCATTTAATACTCCGTAAAAAGGGGGGAAATTAATCCCCCCTAAAATTACTTAGAAATTTACAACTATACCAATGTTAGCATAACGTGGTGTTCCTAAGAATACCTCTGCGTTATGTGGTAGGTGAAGTTTATCACCGAAACCATTGTATTGTGAATTGTCAACTGCGTCTTGTACATAAACTGCGTCAAGAGCGTTGAAAATGTGACCAGTTAGACTCATATCAAGACCACCAACTTTTGGTAGTTTGTATGAACCATGTAGGTCTAAACGATTGTACTTTGGTGCCATCCATACTTGGTCTCTATCAGCATCAGCATCACTTCCATCATACTCACGTGCATTTGGACTCCAATCAGCGTAGTTCTTATCGTACATCTTAAAGATACCTTGTAGTCTAAGACCCTTGATTGGTGTAAGTGTTGCACCCATGACATAAGCTGTCTGAGGCATATCACCCACGAATAATCCATTAAGTGCATAAGAGTAAGGTGTGGTCTTTAGACCGATTACCTGACCTGCATCATTGTACTCATTCTCTTGATAGTTACCTTTTGCATCTCCATCAAACTTCCACTTACCAAATGATACTGCTCCGTCTAAACGAATCATGTCATTAAGTTTCATTGAAGCTTCAATCTCAAGACCTTGGTGTTTCTGATTGATACCACTCAAGAAAATCACGTCAGTATCACCTGAGTCACCTTGACCTGTTGTTACAGATTTAGTTTGGTTTCTATCCATCCAATCAGTATTGTAAGCACTCACTTTAACTGCTACATTCTCAGTATTGAAGTTTACACCAGCTTCTGAACTGATGAACTTTTCGTTAGATGGGTCTGAAGCGACTGTACCATCAAAGTAGATTACGTTATCCATGATAGGTGGTTTCTGAACGTAGCCTGTGTTAGCAAATACACTAACATTATCATCTACGTCATACATAGCTCCACCCTTAACTTGGAAAGTTGAGATAGCATCTGCTGTAATCACTTCATCAGCAACTGTAAAGTGGTCTTGGTAAGAATACTTGATACTTGAAACTCCACCCATACCATAAACATTTAGTTTATCTTTAGTGTAGTTACCTTGTAAGAATCCACCAATCCAATCGACTGTAGTGTGATTGTGATAAGCGATGATGTCACCTAAACCGACCTTTTTACCATCAGGTGCATTATCATCAGCATAGTCTACATAGTAGTCACCGCCAAGTAAGTCACGAACTTCACGAGCGTGTTCTATACCTGCAGTTCTCCAATCTAAACCAAGTTGAATCTCAAGTTCGTCACTAACTTCATAGTTAAGTTTTGAAATCAAACCATAAGTATCTTGACGATTGATTGAGTTACGAAGAATACCCTTTGAACGATTCATTGTCGCATCAAAGTTAGCATCAACGTTGTTTGAATTGGTTGCAATAGCTGCATCCCAATCCCAACCCCATGGTGAACTTCTATACCACCTTTCACCATCTACAGCTGGTTTTCTAAATGATGAACCGTATGTACCAGTTCCACCACCTGAACCACCACTCCAATACAATACTGAACTTAGTCTTGTCTTTTCGTTGATAGTCATAAAGTGGTTTAGGTTTACTAATGGCTTATGAAAGAAGTTTTCTCTTTCATTTAAGAAACCAGAGTTATATCTGTCTTGATTTCCACCACCAAATAGTCCACCAACTCCATACATATACCAATATTGTTTACCTGTATAGTCTGAACTTACAGGAGCCCAATTCTGATTAAATGTACGACCACCTTCTGTTTGGAACTTAGCACCGTCAGCAAAAGCATTGACATCATATCCATCGACATCACCAGCTAACTCTTGTGAGTAAGTAGCGATATTCTGTTTGTACAGATTTTGACCGTGACGTTGTGGAGCGCCAATTGCATATAATTCAAATCTATTGTTTTCATTCATCTGAAAACTAGAACCTAAATAATAAGCCCATGCGTCTGTCCAAGTAGCGTCGATGATACCATCACCAGTCTTACGAACCAAAGTTCCACTCAATGCTAACTTGTCTCCCATCATCAAACCAGTATTGTAGTTAAAAGTAGTTTTCAAGAAATTACCTGCACCACCTTCTTGTTTGAATTTACCACCTTTTTCAGCTCCAGCTGGATTTGTTATGATGTTCATAGTTCCACCAATTGATGGTGTAGCTAAATTAACAGCCGATAGACCTCTTTGTAACTGAATAGAGTTAGCTGCATCTGCTACTCCGTCCCAATTACTCCAATAAACCCATCCGTTCTCCATATCATTTTGGGGAACACCGTTAATCATAACTGCTACGTTTCTTTGATTGAATCCACGAACATTGATACGAGCATCACCCGCACCACCACCTTGTTGTGTTGCATATACACTTGGTGTAGTATTTAGAGCCATTGGAATATCTTGTGACCCAAGACGAACTTCTAACTCTTCTTTACTTACAGTTGTGTAAGCAACAGGTGTTTTATCATCAGCCCTTGAAGCCAAAACCTCAACGTCTGATAATTCAATCACGTTTAGTGGAAGAACAAAAGCCATCATTAAATCTGTATCTGCTTCTGTTACTTTCACGGTTTGTGATTGTGGTTTAAACCCAATTACCGTCGCTGTAATTGTGTAGTCACCAGCACCTAAATCAAGTACAAATGTACCAATTTCATCTGAAATTGTACCTAATTCGGTTCCTACTACAACAATGTTAGCATTTGGTAAGGGGTCTCCTGCTTCTGATGTAACTTTTCCTGTTACCGATTGTGAAAACAACATTATCGGTGTGAGTAGAGTCATCATCATAGCAATTAGATTACGACTTTTCATATCGAATCTCCTTGTTATTGTTATGAACGACACATTTTTTCACAGGTGTGTCTACTGCCTGTCCGCTATTTGTATGTGAAATTTTAATTTGCATAGTCTTGGTCATCATTATCACCTGTAAGAGATGGTACTTCACAATTATCATTATTGCAGAACTTATCTATCTCTGCTTCTTCATTCTTGATTACTCCGAATGATAACTTACCGAGACCTTTAATTTGCTTTTCATACTCTTTCTCTTCTATGGATTCGTATGGCATTTGAGGATAAGCACCCCAATCATGTCTTGGTAATAATGAAATACCTTTTAGGTGATATTGAAAGTAGTTTAATACGTGAGGTATCTGTTCTCCCTCTGTCTGTGGGTCGAACGTCACTGTGCAACTAACTTGGTTATCAGCCCAATGTCTCTGCATAAAAGCTGCTATGTTAAATTGTTCCCAAATAGAGAGTTCTCCCGCCGTTCGTATTCCCTCACCTACATCTACTGGCACCTCTACAACCATTGTTGTGTCCTCTGAACCAAATGCTGGTTCAATCTTATAACCTGCTTTTTTTAGTGGTTCAATCAACTCTGAATGTTTTGATAATCTGATTCTTCTAATGTAGAATCGTGATTCAGGATAATGAAGACCTGGTGTAGCACCTGCTAAAAGAGATACCGTACCACTTGGTTTTACTGAGGTAGTCTTGATTGACTTTGGTACTGCAAACCAATCTGAATATTGTTTATCCCATTCTTGAATCGTATCATAACCACCCTCTAACCAATCTCTTAATTCATGGATACCACGTTTGGTAATAAATTGAGCGACACCACTTACTGAACAACCGATTCGTCTGTTTCTTAACATAACCCTATTTGTATCCGACCAATGAGTTCTACCAAGAGTTACCGTCTTAGCATACAGATATGCATATTTAAGGGTACGTTGATAATCCTCTAATGAATCATGATTGTTTGGAAATGTTTCTACAAGACAACATAGCTCATATGATTCTAATGATTGTTCTAAACAAGGATTACCACCCATAACTCTATGGTCTTTATTATCACCACCATTCTTCATCCTTGAGTAATGTCTCATGTTATCTAACCAAGCAAAACCTGGTTCACCATTATCTACAACTCTCTTAGAAACCTCTGTATAATCCATACCTAACTCTGCGAATATTGAGTTGTTTGATGTCCAACCATATTGGTCTCTATGTGGATTTACTTTGTAATTTTTTAAATCTAAGTATTCTTCGTTGTATGGGTCACCGAATACAATCTCTGCTGTTCTTCTTACATTACCAGCGACAACACATTTACCTATAAGATTCATTATGTCTACTATTGTTGTGATTGTTATTGGTTCTCCACTGTTCTTTTGTAATACTTCTCTGATATCTTCATGAACTTCCATTAAAGGTTCAGGCCCACTTGACACACCACCGAAGCCCTTGATTGGTTCACCTTCTGGTCTTACCTTTGAGTAATCAAACTCAACCATAGGTTGTCCATGAAAATAACTTTCTAATAGTAATTTCAAAGATTCTACCCAACCCTCACGAGTGTCTGGTATTACGTACGTAGTTTCTCTATCTTCATCAACGCCTTTAACGATAATTTCACCAGCACCCTTTGTATCAAATCCTACACCAACACCTAACATACTTGCATCCATTAAGAAACAAAATGGCTTTGAATAGTCTTCCTTTAGTGTTTTTGTTGATACGAAAGCACAATTGTTTAAAGCCGCATACAATCCTTTCTCTTCTGTAACGGCGGTTCCCATAGCCCATAAACCACGACCTGGTGGTAAGAACTTCATGTGAAATATTCTATCATACATCTCTTGAGCAGACTTCTGTGCTTGCCAGGCATTCCAACCTAACTGATGAGATTCGATATGATTTTTTTGCATTGTGTAGGTGCCTTCAACAACCCTTTGAACAGTTTCCCACCATCTCTCATTTTTTCCATTTTCTTTGATTCGTGAATAGGTTCTCATATAAACCAACTCACCTAATCCGTTAAAACCAAAAGGAGCCTTTTTCCTTTTATACTTGTCTATAAACTTTTCTGATAACTTAAAATTTTCCATTCAAAATACTCCTTGTAAACTCATTTTTGTAACAAAAATAAATATCATATATATAAGACTCTTTACTCAAATCCGTCAACATTTTTACCAAAATCTTTATATTTGTTAGCTAATTCTTTTCTTAAAAACTCTTCACTATTATTCATCTTACCTTGTGCCTCTTTACCAAACTGACTACTACCTTCGAACACTTGAATTTGACCTATGTTAGTATTTATGGTCGCTGGATATGTGATACCATCTATACCAAACCTATTTTTTATAACATGAAAACGACCTGTGTTAGCTATCTTATCTTCGACCTTACGACTCATACTCATAACAAAGTCAGCGGTCATGACCTTACTATAATCCTCAGCCACCTTATCTGCCCCAATAACATCCTCTTCTAATGCTGAACGATTAGCCTGTGATGCTGTCCATATCGGAATCTCCATCTCACCAGCCAAACCTCTTAGGTCTTCATAAATATTACCTATCGCATGTCTTTTTTCTTTAAAGTTACCTGTAGGCATTAGAATATCTGCATAATCAACCAAAGCCATATCAACCTTGATACCACTTAGTTCTATCTGTTTTAGGTGTGAACCTATTGTTTGTACTGTAGCTGATTTTGTTGGGAAATATTTTATTAATAACTTACCATTTAACTTCTTTATTTTAGACTCAACATCTTCTTTATGATATTTGATATTTGCTGTAGTCACACCACTAAAAATAGAATCATATCTCAAACCTACATAGTTCTCATTCAATTCTAAAGTATAGTGAACTATCACACCTTTGTTTTTCAAAACACTACTACCTAAAGATTGTAAAGTCCAAGACTTACCAATACCAGCTGGCGCAACTATTACACCTAATTCACCTGCACCTAAACCACCATCCATAATATCATTAACAACATCCCAAGGAGTTTTAACTGTGGTTCTAGCAGACTCTTCAAGTCTTGATTTAAAAGACTCAATATAATCATGTCCTAAATCTTTCGTAGTTCCAGCTTTCATAGCTTCATCAATAATATTTTTTATACCATCATAATCTTTATTCTCTAATAAGTCCACCGATTCTAATATGGCGCTTTTTAGTGTTTGATTTTTACAAAAATCTAAAGTCTTCTTTTGAACAAAATCTAAATCAGTAGCCTCGATGTGCTTCCAAGTCTCTCTTAATTTTTCTACTACGCCTGATTTTAATATATCATTATCGATTTCTTCAACACCACATTTTAGTACCTCTAACGTTGGTTGCTTTTTATACTCAAAATAATATTCTTGAATATGTTTTACCAACCACTTGTTTGAATCTGAATCAAACATGGATGGCTTTATAATGTCCATTATTGTTTGTATAAATTTCTTATCAGATAATAATGAAGCTATTATCTTTGATTGAAATGAAGTTCCAAATTTTACTAAAGTTTCACTCATGTGTTTTCTTTGCGTACCGATTTAATTGATTAAAATTAGTTAATAACCACGTATTTAGATTTGGTAAAGCAGTAAATAGTTTGTCCTCTAAAAACATCTTTTCAAACTTATACTTAACCAACTGATTTATTGGTTCATTTATTCTTTGTACTATCTTTGTTTTCGTATTACCAGATATGTCTACTTCATGTAACTGCATTAATTTATAATTACGTTCGATGATTTCTTTTGATTCTGGTAAAACTCCGATGATATCATCTATATTACATATCACACTATCTGCCAAAAATGGCAACTTTTTTTTAATTGTTTTTAAACCTAAACCCTTAACGCCAGGTATGTTATCTGACTTGTCACCATCTAAGACTCTGTACCATATATAGTTCTTTGAAAATATACCAAACTCTTCAAAAACTGATTTATCATTGTACATCTTCTTCTTAGTGGGACTCCATATTTTCACACGACCATTTGCTAACTGAAGAAAGTCTTTATCAGTCGACATAATTATCACTTCTGATTTTGGTAAAGCTTGTTCTGCTAAATAACCGATGGTATCATCAGCCTCAATATTATCATACGATAAAACTGTTACAGGTAGATTATCTAAATATTCTACACTTCTTTGTAACTGCATAATCATATTCTGTTTTTCATCCTCTTGAGATGCAAAATCATAAGTTCTGTTTACACGATATTTTGTTTTTCTATTTTGTTTGTACTCTGGTAATATCTTACGACGGCGGGTAGACCCACCTTTACCATCAAACACTATGATGACTCTGGTGGGACTAACCATGTTTATCACATAACCAATGCTTTTAAGAAAACCAACTATTCCACCAACGTGCACACCATCTTCGTTAGTAGTTGGTATAACACTAAATACTCTGATAAATGTATTTAGACCATCTATAATAAGCACCTTATCGTTGGGTTCACCACCGTCAAGTGAACCACCTTTTTTCTTTATCTCTTCGAACATTGAAAGATATCGTTTATTACTCACTCATCTCCTCTTCAATAACAACATCATCAATGCCAAAGTTTTTTTCGTATTTAAGGATTACCTTGCTACAGATTAAGTCATAACAATGTGACCTAAACTCTTCATCTTTTAGAAGTTCACTCCAATCCTTAGATTGAAACTTAACCTCTTTACCTTTGTGATTGTCCATGGTATACCATGAACCACCCTGCTTTACGAGTCTATGGTCTTTCATTACCTTAAGCCAACTTCCATCATCATCTATGCCAGTTTCAAAGTAAAGTTCAAAATCGGCGTGTCTCATTGGAGGGCCAAGTCTATTCTTAATGACCTGAGCTCTCATCTTCATACCGATAGTATTATTCTTTTTATCTTTAATCTGACCTGTATTCTTTAATCTGATACGTGTTGATGAATGGAATGGTAGTGCTTTTCCACCACTTGTTGTCCAAGGGTCTCCAAACATTACACCTAACTTTTGTCTCAACTGATTAGTGAAAACTAAAGCTATTTGTTGTCTCCCAATCATTTGGGTAATCTTACGCATTGCTTTCGAAATGATAATCGCTTTGGATGTAGCCCAACCATCTTTATCAAAGTCGGATTCCATCTCCACATTGGTGGATGCGGCGGCGAGTGAGTCAACAAGTATAGTTACTAACCTATCCTTATCACTCTCTCTTACTTTTGCGACAATCTCTTCGATTGCATGAAATATGTCTTCTACTGTTTCTAAGTGTAGATATAACATACTATCTGTATCGACTCCAATAGCTGATAGAAACTCTGTACTAACAGCTGTTTCGGTATCGATGTAAACTGCAACACCACCTTTCTTCTGCGTCTCCGCTAACATATGAGCTCCGATTAGTGACTTACCACTACTCTCAAGTCCATTTAGTTCGGTGATTCTACCGACCGCAATACCACCATTTGGTTTATTTGATATTGCTAGGTCTAACATTGTAGAACCAGTTGACACAAAATCTTTTATGTCGGTGGGTGTAGTATCACTACCATCAAGGAAGTAAGCAACCTTCATATCCTTGAATTGTTTGTTTATGGTATCCGCTAAGACACCAGCCAATTCGTCTCTTGTAGACATATTTTTCTCCGATTTTTAAGATTAACTATTGAACAAATCGTCGAATGCGTCTCCTGCTGCTTTCGCATCCGTTGAACTTTGAGCTTTTTCAGTTACCTCTTCGGTTTTCTCTTCTTCAGAACTTCCGTTTAGATATTCATTTAAAGCGTCTGTCAACTCATCATATGAGCGTTCTTGATAAATCTCAGTAATATTCTTCTGAGAATTATTGATTGTCTCAAGTAGCGATGCGTCTTCTGTAATTGGTGTTATGTTTGGTTTAACTCTGATTGATGTAGATGGAAACGATGCGCCTGTTTCTTCTGCAGTTTTGAATTCTACAGAAACATCACGACCACTTGTTGTGTCTGTGATATCACCATAATCAGGGTCTGCTATAATGGATAATAACTCTTGATAAACCGTCTTACCAAATCCCCAAAACTTCACACCTTGTGATTCTTCACCTCTGACAACGATTGGAGCATAGGTTCTCATCTTTGCTTCAATCTTTCTTCCAAGACGATAGTCTTCTTTAGAGCCAGTTGACTTCAATTTCTGAGCGAACTCTTCAATCGGGTCTGGCCTTCCAAAAGAAATTGGTGAAAGATAATTCTTTCCACCTAAATCATAGTGAAAGTATAATTCAATAAAAGGATTATCTTTATTGAATTTGTAAGGTGCAATCCTTACAACCTGTGTACCAGGTGATGGTTTCCAAAGGTTTGATGTTCTGTTGTTTGTAGTCTGAAGTTGACTAAGACGATTTTTTATTGCGTTTAAGTCCATTTTTTATCTCCTATTATTTAATTTATTATTTTTTAGTGGAATCATTTGTTGATTCGTATATAAGTATAAAGTAATTTTTGTAAATACTATTTTTTATTCCAAGTTTTAGTATCGACGATTGTGTAAATTTTAGTTGGTATTTTATTTAGTCCATTTTCATTTGTTAATAGTAAGCAGTTCTGATAATCTTCCCAATTTACTTGGTAGCTCTTATCTAATCTTCCACCATTCAGCTCTCTGATTAAATCATTGAGGGCATTAATAGTGTATAATGTGTTGGTCATCTTTTTTCTGTGTAAGGATATTGTGTCGTGACTACCTTGCACGAAGTCCTCTTCGTATTCAACGTTATACGTGCATATTAGTTGATTACTATCATTACCATTTTCAAACACATAAATCTTGTCGAACACAATTGTGTTACATTCAATCACCAAGTTTACGACATCATTTAGATTGTTCTTTTGGGTAAATGTGCAAAGTAGTTGAGTCTTCATTAATTACTCTTTTTATTTTTTTTATATCTAATAGGAATCTGACCGCCCTCAGGTCTGAACTCGGTGTATATATCATCGGCGCTATTACTTGCATTATCTCTAAAATTATTATTAAATTTAATCTCAAATTTAATACTACCAGGTCCACCACTATATCCTTGACCATCTTCTCTAATATTTATGTTTGCAAATTTTATCGGTGGTTTTCCCTCTATATCACCACTATAAACTAATGATGGGGGTGGGCCTGCATCAACTGATGTTTTCTGTTTTACTTCATCCCAATTATCAGTACCAAACATATCTATTAAAGATTTTCTTGTTACAGGTGTTTGTCCAGCAGCCATTATTTCTTTACCCTCTAAAATATCTTGAAGTGGTAAATTTTCTTTACATTTATCTAACACTGCAGCTTTAAAAGATTCATTTTTACTAATTTCTTTTATAGCATCATCTTGAAAGTCTTTTGTAATCTGTCTATGTTTTTGAACGGCGCCAGCTATATTCTCATTTACTTGTCCAGCAGTTTCTAATAAAGCCAGCATAATTTTGTTAACACCTCTTTTTTCTTTTGTAAACTTACCCTTTTTCACACCTGCTTGGGTAACGTTACCAATATAATCTCTATCAATTTTTAAATCTGGATTAGATATTAAATCTTCTTGTATCTTGGGTAATGAATGTTCTAGTTGTTTTCTGATAAGTCCTCGTGTTGAATCATCTTTACCCATTTTTTGTGCTACTGCATCAATAATATCTTCTGATTCTTGACTACCTAAACTAATACCATTCAAAGATGAAACTATCTGTTTTTGTTTTTTATCGTAATTATTGTCTAAACTATTATTTTGCTTTTCAATAAACTCGTCTACATTTAAAGTTGTGTCAGCGTTTTTTATGACATCACCAATTGTACCATTATATAAGTTAGCTGCGAATCCTTTTTTTAGAGAAACTTCAATAACTTTTTCATTACCATCTTTATCTCTAACTTTCATAAACATATCTGTTGTATTTTGTTTTTTATCGTAATCTAAACCCAACGCTTCAACTTCTTCTCTTACATCCCAAGCAGTTGCAACAACCTCATAACCCTCACCTTGTTCCTCTCTCATGTAAGCCATTAGTGCTGAACGATTTTCCATCGCTGCCCTAACCCAAGATGAGTCAATATGGGTTTTTACTCCCTGCCCTTGTAATTCATCCAAATGGTCTATCATATCACGAAATAAACCACCTTGATGTAATCCGTCTTGTTTTTCACCAAACAAACCCTCTGTATCTAAAGTGGAAAACATCATTGTCATTAATTCACCCATCTGTGCTTTTGATTGTCCAGCACCACCTGCACCCACGCCAAAAAAACCTAACTTTCCACCTACGTTAGTAGATTCAGTTTTACCTGTTTTTGGATTTTTAACTGATGCAGCTGTATTCATAACCCTATTCAATAATGTTCTATATTTACTTGGAATTTTACTTAAAGCTTTTTCTGATTGTTCTGACATTTTAAATGTTCTTGGAGTCTTTGTTTTTTCGTTAGCCTTTTCAAAGTCTTCATCTGATGTTTCTAAACTTTCAGTAAATGGTTTTTCTTTAAGTGTATCGACTTTACTAATTTTTTTGTATTGATACCCAACTGATTTTTCTTCGGTGTCTTTTTTATCATCATCGGTATCTATTGGTTCACCTTTTTCAGCTTTAGCAATATCATCATCTGTTGCATCTTTCTTTATTAAATCTTGTGTCGAGGGATTGTGTTTTTGAACTGGATATACGTTACCACTCTCTTTATTTTTAACAAGGTCTCTTTCTCTTAAGTTTTGTAATAACATACCTATGGAATCTGAATCCCAACCTTGCTCTGTTAACGTTGAACCTAATGCAAATAAATGGTCTTCATTATTATAATCGGGCTCTTTACCAACAATACTAACCCAATCTTTTAATATTTTTTCAATCATTCGAATTTCTCCGTGATATCTTTCATTTCGTGATAGTTTATACCCCAACTTACTTTTACGGGATATTTACCATCTTGCTCTAATATCTTCTTAACTTTCACCAGATAATCTAAACCATCTTCCATATTAAAGTCAAGTAAAAAACTATCGTAAGAATAAAGTATTAATTTACTCTTGTAATCCTTAATCTCAGGTATCAACGCTGATAACACTCTCATATTGTTTTCTGTCTCCATAAGTTGTATTGTATAATTAAACAACTTATTTGCGTTCATATCTGATAAATTCTTCTTAAATATCTGTCTTTTATAAATATCTGATACTATAAATTCTTTCGAATTATACTCACTCCATAAGTTTTTTATATAATCTTCCACTCTGCTGAAATATGGATTCATTTGTACTACATCTTGTGGGATGAAACCATATAAATACTGAAATGATAATGTCTTTGCTTCTTCATAACCTACACCATAAAACTTAGCCATATGTTCGTGTACTGAACCCTTTGGAAATGAATAGCCTATTTTATCTGCAATTAACCTTAGATGGTATGCATCAAAGTCCATCTCAACCAATACACCATTCTTAAATCTACTTACAAATTGTTTTCTACTACCATCTTTTTTATTGAGAGCGGCAAAGTTGATACCACCAAATCTATTACTTGGTCTACCTGTTGAGGTATACAGATTATACTCACTATAGACCTTACCAGCCGTTGTTTGTATACCATTTGACTCTATATAACGTAAATCATTTAATATTTGATTATTGTATGACAAATTGACATATTGAATGTTTTTTTCAATCTTATCTTTGAGTAGGGTGACAATATTCCTACATCTCTCGATGTGCTTCATGATTGGTATTACGTTATTCACATCATCTTTCTTGTAGTATTTCATTTTTAAGAAACTATGAGCGTTTGTATCAAAATCATCAATCTCGATTGGTAAGCCTGTGTTCATATAGTTTAACATATTAACGTCGGTTACATTCGTTAAATCTAAAAAATGCAATAACTTTTTTTTGTCATAAGTATATTTTTGCGTATCCGATTCCATGTTCAATATCTCTATGTTAAGACAATCGTTATGATTTATTGGCAGAACGTATTCATCATCAAACGTGTTTACGTAAACAAAGCTTAAAGATGTTTGTTTTGGATGTTTATTAGAGTCGGACTCGACGGGTATGATTATGCAATCTTTTGTCTTATAATTTTCTAAAAAAATCTCTATCTGTTTGTTATTCTCTACTATCATCGAACCATAATTTAGTGGTTTCTGGAAAGAAAGTCAACATAATTTTTTTCATAGCTCTCGCATACTCTTGTATCTCTACTTGAGAAGTAGCCTCATCCCTAAGTTCTATAAAGTTCATTACGGATTGGAATGATGCCGTCCACCACACTTTTGTATAGACTGTAAGTGGTAAGATACTACGAGCTTGTTCACGAGCGACACCATTTTCAAGTAAATCATTGTATGCTGATATTGCTTCTCTCTGACCTATTTGCCAAATCCTTTGTACGTGAGCTTGATTGTTTACCAATCCATCACTAGCCTGCTTATTATCGTCTGATTGTTTACGAAACTCTGTTGGTTCATAAAACTCATCATAAGGGACATAACGACCACTAATCTCATTCCAAGCGTGGTCTTTAGTAACGTGACTTGATGTGGTTTCAATACCAACGACGTGTTTATACCATTGTCTCATTACGAACTCTGGTGCTTTTATTATGACCTGAATGGTTTGATGTCTAAAAGGACTATGGTGTTTGTGTTTGATTAAGAATTTAGATAGTTTTCTATCTTTATTTGTGAATTTGTCTGAGCGACCACCGAATGATACACGAGCTGCATTTACTGGTGTTAGGTCATCACCTAACGAATCAACAACCTCAATGTATCCTTTGTCTAATACATCTATTTTCATTTTATAACCTTGATTTTTATATAAATATTACTAACTTTTTAGAAAAGATAATTTTTTTTGTACATCATCAACCGAATTCCTATTTGGCTTCCAATACTGTAAGGGGTCAAGGTAATTTTTTATTCTTGGGAGGTCTAAGGACAAAGCATTTAATGTAGAAATATTTTTTTGTCTTACATCCACCCTCTTACCTGTAATAACCCATGATAATTCGTAATATAAGTAGAGGGTGCTCTGACTATCAAACGTTTCCTTTGATATCTCAAATATATCTCCCTCACCATTTCCTTTTTTACAAAAGTATCTAATAAATTCACCCACATCATAATCACTCTTACTTGGAGCTATTTGATTTGGTTTTGGATAATTTTCTCTGCTTAAATTTTTTAATCCTTGATATTTTACAAAGTTATCGCTCTCAACTACAGGTTTAATCCTACGACTGTTTGGTGTAGTCGGTAAACCTGTCAGATATATTTTAATTTTATCTTTTGTATAATAGGCTGTGTAGGTAACGTTAGCTGGCACGAAACCCTCACTATCTAAAAACTTGAATTGTTTAAACTCTGTTTGTAGATTTGGTATTATTCTTTCACTGTTGTTTAGTATTTGGCTAAAATCACTCACCATTTTCTCCGCTAGATTGATTTGCTGTAACAAGCCTTTGTCTACTTTCTGCTAATTTAGCTTTTCTTGTATCACTATCAGTATCTTCAAATACCTTTTCTTTTAATTCCTCCGCAAAGGATGCCGCTTGTGCTGCATGAAGTTGGTCTAGCACTTCTTTTACTTGGTTTTCAACTATTTCTGTTTTATAAATTGTTTTTAAGTTAGACCTCATTTTACCACCGATTGTTGTTGTCCATTGTGTAGAATCAACCGTGTGATTTACTGAGAAAATCTGAAATAAAGCCTCTTTCTGATATCTCTTTGGTAGATAAGTAGAATGAAATGATTCAAATGGAAATATACCACCTATACCATCAATTGATAGTTCTAAAGATATGGGTAGAAGTAGTGGTTTTTCCAACTCCGTGCTACTCTGTTTAACTTTTTTTGTAGACTTTGTTTTTGTGTTATATGTTACGTTATACACGATGCTATCAATGAAGTTCTGTTTCATCCTACCATCAGCATCAAATTTTGTAAAATATAATTCTGCAAAATTACTCTGTGGTTTTAAATTAAGAACTTTGTCATCAACTTTCACACCATTAAATTCAACATTTTTAAAGACCTGTATCCTTTGTTCAGGTGTTAATCTATTAAATAGGGGTGTTGGTATAGCAGCTGATATCTGTGCATCCAAGTCAGATTGTAATTTAGCATCAACCGAAGCATTTATCTTTTCATCTTTCTTCTTTTGTTTTTCTTTTTTTCTATCAGCGGTTCTTTCCTTAACACTTGTTGTGTTAAAAAAGTCTTTTATTGATACATTAAGCTTGTACCCTTTTCTTGAAAGACCAGTTTTATACTCAGGATATGTATCAAAATCTTGTCGTGGGCCAATTGTGTTTGCTGATGGAGCCGATAATGGTGTACTATCAAGACCGTAGTTTTCATAACCATCTTTATGTAAAGCTATTTGTAAATCCTTTAGGTCACCATCATCGTTTGCGGCTTTACCAATACCTGCAGCTGCCTGACTCTCTTCGTCGTTAGCCTCATTTTCGGTTGCACCACCTGTTTTAATTTTTGGAGCGTTGGCTCCATACATTATTGAAATAGCTAGTTGATTCGGTATTGTACAACTCACGTTTTGGTCTTTTACCAATGAATCATGTTGCCACACAGGAAAATAGAATATACCGTTATTAACGACCTCATTTAATGAGGGGTCATACACACTTCTTGTTGTTGAGTCACCCAACGCGGGTTTTGATGGGTCTGCTTCTAATATAGGCTTATCCACGGCAAACGTATCGACTATTTTCAATCTATAAGTTTGATTTTCATCAGCTTGAATTTGATAGTTCCAAAATCCAATATCCTCATTAAGTAGGTCAAACATTCTTGATAAGAACTCAAATGTTGAAAATGATTCAACACCCGGCCCCTCTAAAACTCCCATAGCCTCTTTTAATAATTTTGTGTTGATTAAAATATTTCTGAACACACCACGGTCTGGTCTTCCAATATCTATACCCTTGACCTCTGCAGCGTTAAAGGGTTGAAAGTTATCATCTTCGTTTACAACCGTAGCCAGTTCCACTAATTTAGTTTTATCTCCATATGTTCCTGAGAGCTCTACACCCACCGCTTTTTTATAAGCTTCACTAATTGCGTTTTTATCTAATGGGAAAAATTTGCCTGGTAGGATAAATTTAAACGGATTTGTGGTTTCTAAATTTTCATCATCTCTAATTAAGGTCGGCGTGTAACCAATAACTTTATCTGTTATTTTATCTAAAACATTATCCACAGACCTAATCTCCGACTTGATTATTGAACCACCTATAATTGTTTCAAATTTTGATAATATGTTATCCTCAAACCAGCCCCATCTAACCCAAACATCGTTAGGTTTACCAGCAGATTTATTACCATCAATCAAAAAAGAATTACGAACGTATCTGTATCTTCCGAGACCGCTATAGTTTAACTCAGACGTTCCTTTTACATAACCACCGTCAGCTGCTCCTTTAGTGTTAAATGTTGATATTTGGTCTAACAAGAACTCATCAATCTCTGATATCATATTTTTTAAAGTTATCTCTACTTCATTCTTTTCTACGTTATCACTTTCTATTTTTTCTTTTAGTTCCTTAGCGGTTTCACCTTTTTTAGCATTTAATCTAACAGTCATGTTGGTTGCCCCTTTAGCGGGTGCTGGTTTCTTTAACATATCACTACCAACGCTAGTAAGTGTCGTAGTACAATCAAAACCACCATCAGACCTCGTATTAAATTCAAAATTCTTGACGATACCAACCATCATGTCGATATCCCCTTTCATACCATTTACTACCTCTCGATAATTTTCATAAGCTGATTTTCTAATACCATTTGGCCCTATGAAACCTCTTACATTTCTAAGACCATTATTACCATAGACCCAACCCCATTCTACACACACCGTCTTACCAACGGATAAAAAGTGTGGGGTCAGCCTATCTATATCCTCAAATGACCAACAAGTCCAATTGATTGTTGCTTGTCTTAAAGCTTTGTTACCACCGAGAAATTGTGCATCAAGGGATTTGATACCTGGCATCGGTCGTCGAAACTTGTTTTCTCCCTTAATTTGTAAATCATACGTTAGATATGGTCTTGGCCCATATATCTCATCATAACCTTGAGCAGTATCACGTTGTATATTGAAATTTTCATCAGCCGTTTCCACCAATTCACCACCCATTAAAACAATAGGCTCTCTAAGTCCAGATGTCATTCTGATAAAAGTGCTCCTTGTAGCCATTTTATCAAGTGATAGTCCATCTACATTAACTGTCGCATTAGGTGAGTTACCCTCACGACCTAATATTCTCATTTTTTGAAAAAGTCTTTTTTGTATTTTTTTATTGATTGGTTTTAGAAATGACATTAGTAACCGCCTCCACCACCAGCGGCTCCTCCTCCTCCACCCGTCGAACCACCTCCGGCCGATGATGTTGCATCACCACTTTCATTAATAGTTTCAAAGTCGTCGATTATTTTTGTGATTTGACCAGGTATTCTTAATAACTGTCCAGCTTTAAGAGCTATCTTACCTCTGATACCATTTGCTTTTGCGATTACCCACCACAATTTACTATCTCCGTAAGCTTCGTATGCTAAAGAATCTAAACGTGAACTATCTTTGGATAGGATAAATGTGTCTGAATCGGAAATTGGAATTGTAGGATAGTAGGTGGTACTATACACCTCGAACCCCTCTTTGGATTTTTTAGTTTTTGTATTTTGATATCTCATAATAGACCTAATACTTTACTTTTTGCTTTATCTTTTAATTTATTAGAATCAATCCTATTTAAGAGAGCGTTTCCTGCTAATTCACGTAATAACGAACTAGAATCTATTTCATAATCCTCGTCACCAATCCACTCAGCTTCATAATGTTTTTGTGTACTACTTGGTAACCTATCCCCTATATACGTAAATGAACAATTAGCCTGTATGTACTTTGGTAACTTTGCGAATGTTGTTTCATATGTGCCTGTATCTTGAACAGTATAAGTTAGTGAGGAAATATAACCTGAAGTGTTTCTGTACATATCACCAATCGTTAACTTAGCAAATGGAGCAATCATACCAAGACCACCACCCGCGCCAGTCGACTCATAAGTTGGATAACAGAGACCAGCTAAATAATTCATTTTTGACCAAAGCGTAATCATCTCCCTATCACTCTGTGGATAAATGTCAAATGTAAAACTTATCTCACGCTGTGTGCCTTGATAAACATAAACACTATCTGGTCTTCCTACATACCTCTCTGATGAATACTCAGGTGAGAACGTATCCGTAATACCACTTAATAAAGCTCTGAAGACAATTCTTTTTTGATTCACCACATCATAAAAACTGAAAGGTATGAAGTCTATATTTTCATAAGAAACTCCCTGATATGAATCTGAACCATAAGGGACTAGATTTGTTGGGTCGGCACCCATATTTAAAACAGCCTGCCTACCTTGTAACGCAGCTAATGATTTTTTATCAAATATCCCACTACCAAAACTAAAAGCCTTTGCTGCTGATGCGACTTGACTAGCTATAACCCCAACTTTTTCTTTGAGTCCTGCTGTATCTATAAAAGCTGGTGCATTAATAGAAATATTAATATTTGGTTTTGGTATGTTTGGTAACTTACTACCTATAAATTTTAATCCACCACCAACAAATGAGGCTGCTGATTTTGCGATGGGAGCGAGAGCGTCTTTTCCAAATTTAATTACCTTTTTACCAACACCTTTTGCTAAATCAGTTATTTGTGGAACGATAGCGTCTTTTATTGTATTGATGTAAGGTGCGACAAATTGACCTAAATCAGGTGTGTTTATGTTTAATTTCGTAACGCCTGGTATACTAGCCAATGATAACGAGTTATATCTTTGTAGGTTCTCACTTTGTGCTAATGGGCCTGTAGGTATTGAGTCAAATTTAGCGTCATTATATCTAACTGAGCCTCTAAGTGGATTTGGGTTTCTACTTTTTAAGGCCTGTTGCTTAGCAAGAAAAGCGATTCCGTTTGATGTTATTAAAAACTTAATGGTTCTTGCATATGAATTTATCGATGCACCGATAAACTCATTTGGTGACCTACCTACTATCGAACCAGCTACATTATTAACAATTGCACCGGCCGTATCTAAAAATTTTAAAACTCTGTTATCTTGTGAGAATTGTTCTAATCCACCAAAGCCTAATCTGTTGTCAACCTTTCTGATTACAAATGGTTGGTCAAATGAAAATTTTGAATTATTTCTTAGTCCTAGCTCATCACTATTACTAAGGGCTCTATCATAAAGTTTTTCTAAAAAGTTATCTTTGGTATGTAACTTTAAGAGTTCTGAATTTCTATCAATTGTATAAGGTCTATTTGGGTCAAAGTTTACAGCCTTGTTTCCTCTCGAATCAATAATATTACTTCTAAACGTGGATGGATTTCCCTTTTCACCCCTAAAATTATTATTCTCAAATGACTTACGTCCTAAATCTTCTCTAATCGGTTTAGCTTTATTTAATTCAGAATACTTAAAAGGTGATACGAAATCTCCTTTTATATCTAAAAATTTATTTCTTTTCTTCGCATCTACGGCACTCGAATTGGACGTTTCTTTTTCAACGTTCCTATCTGGTTGGTCGAAACTATTGATATCTGCTAAATCTGATGTAAATTCAACTAATGCCATTAATTATCCTCCACCTACTTCGTTCGCTGTTGTTGTATTCGCTTTTGCACTCTTGTCAGTATTTCTAACGACTTGGTTTAGTAAGTTAATTGATTCGTTCTGATATTTTTCAACATCTGTAAATGATGAGGCCACACCCTCTATACCGGCGTTACCATTATCTCTGACAAGTCTTGATAATTCTTGTACACTAACACCAACACTATCTGCTAAGGCTTGTCTTTGTATTCTATTCAATTCATTAAATTCTGCTTCACCACCGACCTGTGTGACCACTTCTTCTAACGCTCCAGCCAAATCATTATTCAAAGCTAGTTGTCTAGCCCTATCAAGGTTTATCTCTCTACCTAATAATACTGAAGCCTGTAGTTGACTCTCAATCGATGATTCAAAGTCTAATAATTTATCAGCGATGCCCGTAACTGTTCTAAATTCTACACCAAGTTTTCTAGCTTGTATAGCTGCCTTTATAAGATTGTCACCACCATCATTTATACTTAGTGCGACAGCTTCTGCATTTTCAGCTAATTGTCTAAAGACCGCATCTGGTGCGACACCCTCTAATCTGATAGCCGCTGATACCGTACTCAATTGTGCTAATAATGTTTCTCTACTGGATGAGGTAACCGATTCTTGTATGGCTAATAAGTCAGATAATTGTGATGTTGTGGCGCCTGTCACAAGTTGTGCTCTGGCTAAATTGAATACAAATTTACTTGATGCTTGGTCTATACCACCAAATGTTTGTCTTATGGCATCGAAAGATTCTTGTGCATCTTTAGCCTCCAAACCAAGAACCTGAAGAGCCTTGCCAGTAGCTTCAACTCTAAATCTTATCTTTGCCGCTTCAACAGCGCTCACACCAAGATTTGTTCTTGTCTCAGCTAGGGCTTTATTAATTTTACTTACTAAAGTCAGAACGAATACTAAGGCTGCTCCGATAGCTATGACTGGATTTGCTGCTAATACTAAATTAAATGTTTTTGCACCAGCGATAAGCTTTTTAAAACCACCTAATTGTGCCGCCACATTCTTTCTGATTATATTTTGCCCTTGAATCGTCTTTAGTTGTTGTTTAGCAAAATCATTTGAAACGTTTCTTCTTAAACTCTCTTTTGCTAACAAATCTTTGTTTATTACATTAAAGTCTTTAAGAAGACCAAGCTGTTTAGATAGTGATTCTCCACTTTCCTCTTGGATTTCTGCCATGTTTGCTAGCTCTTGTCTTAATTGTTGAGCTATATCTAAACGTTCTTGAGTTACCTTTTCAATAGACATTAAAGTTTCCTAAGAATTTCTTCTAAGTTTCCTCATAGCTTTCAACGCCTCTTCATCAGGATCAATTCCCTTAGCTCTCAAATCCTTTTCGACTTTATCCCTTAACTTAACGAGGGTAGCGTAGTTCTTAGCAAAGGTCTTATCTTTTTTAGCTAATTTTTTGATAGCATCATTTTGTGCTTTTTTTGCGGCGTTTGCAAAAATCTTGTCTAAAAAACTCTCTATAATTTCAGGTTTTAGATTTTTGTATTTTGGCATAGTAATCTCCGATTAATTAAAACACTTCAATAATAAATATTACTTTTTACTAAAAGATGACTTCATCTTAGAAGTCTCTTTTTTAATCTCTTTGGCTTCTTCTTGATAATACTTATTTAATCTATTGAGATAAAAACTTCTCAGATATACCGGTAGGTTGTATAATTCAGTAAAGGTGAAACCACCTTTTGAATTTATCATAAGTTGGAATATTTGTTCGTGTAGGTCTCGCCTATATGTTGGCGGTAGGCCAAAAAAATCGGAGGGTGACTGGAATCGTCACCTCTATCTCCTCCCCATTGACATCTTTTACATTTGCGGTCATGTCAATGTCTGGTTGTATTTCTTGAATATATTTTCTCAGAGCTAATGAATCGACTGATAAAAATTCATTATCGACAAATTTATTTATGAATGAAGCATCCGTTTTACCATCAACGGAAATAATCGTTTTTTTGAATCTGGTCGTTAAGTCTGTTGAAACAGTCTCATTAACTTTTTTCATGGCTTTAACCTCTTCATCAATCGCAGCTTCGTCGTGACCATTTGGTAATTTAAACTTTACCTCTCTTTTTGAGTTGGGTAACTTAAAATCAAACTCATTGATGCCTTTAGTATGTTTACTTAGGTCTACCTCTTTATTTGATAATTCTGTTAAATCAACTGATTGTTCTACACCACCATACTCAAAATTATACTCTTTTCCATAAGCTAATATTCTAGTGGCTACCATGATAGCGTTTTTATCACCTGTTAATAAATCATTTACTTTTATTGACTTGTCTACTATTAATGCTTCCAATAGTTTGTCTATTACTACACCTTGACGGATTAAATTTTCTGACGATAAGATATCTTCTTCTTTCGCTGTCATATATTTTATCTCTACCTTACCTGATGATAGGGGGTGTCCATTAACGTAAAAATGACCTTTTGACGGAAGCTCTACTATTTCAGTAGGGAACTTGTACTCAGACATTTATTTTTACTCCTTTGAATAATTTTAAAACCAATTATAATTATAACCTTTTATTCTGAAAAACTATTTTATTTTGATGGCATCATTTTTTCTTTGATTGGTTTAAGAACCGCATCAAATAAGATATCATCATATTTTGTTGGTGTAAGTTTTACAATTTTTTCAATTGCGTAGAATGCTACTAAAACATACTCCCAATTTGCTGCTATCCATTCACTCATTTTATTCTCCTATTAGAATTGTAAGACTGCGTAGTCATATTTAAGTGTTAGGGTAATTTCAGCTGGGTCACTTGATGCATAATCTAAATCACCAAAGTTAGCGTTCTCAATATAGGTTCCTTTTAGTAACCATTCCTCAACAACGTCACCAACTGGCCCTAACAAATTAAAGGTTATATCTTTTTTATAAAAATCTGAATAACCATCACGACCTGTTACAGATTCGTGACCTAAACGAATCCACTCTAAAACTGATTGCGCCCCACTTGGTACAACCGGGTCGTATAATGTGATATCAATAGGTTGCCATGCAGCTTTACCTTTGACATATCTTTTCACATTAATATGGTCTAAAACTATCTCTTCAAACTGAAGTTGTGGTCTGTTCATTGCCCTTATCAGATACGCTGGTATTCCATCAATATACATAATGAACCGATTTTTAGTTTTCGGTTCGAAAGGGGTAAACATTATTTCATTAGGGTCTAATGTAGCCATTCATTGTCTCCAAAAAGTCATTTCTTTGATACTCATTAATAAATATCATGTTAAAATATTTTCGACAAAAACGTCAAACAAAAAACCCCATCGTTAAATGGGGCTTAATGTTTTTCGATTTATGTTACTGAATTACTCAGGAAATGAAGCGCCTGTTGGTTGAACAACAAAGTCTAACACTATAAACTCTGCGGTTCTTGTAGGTTGGATAAATATCTGACCTACCAACTGATTTCTATCAACAACATCTGGTGTGTTATTCGAATCATCCATGACAACTCTGAAAGCACTTAATCCACTATTGGATTGTACTGACTCTAAGAAAGGATTCACAATATTTAGGAATCTGTTTCTTGTTGCCTGTGTATTTTGTTCGAACACCAAGAATCTTGAAGATGATGCGATAAACTTTCTAAGTCTAATCAACAATCTTCTAATATTGATTCTATCTAACGCTGATGGTTTTGATTGAAGTGTCTTCTGTCCGAATACCACCACGTTCTGATTTGGGAATGAAGCGATTGGGTTTATTCTTGCCTCATATAAATCATCTCTTTCAGCGTGTGTCAATTTTCCATTAGCTTGTAATACATCCGTCAAACCACCTCTTGTCAAACCGGCTGGTGCAAACCACTCATGTGCGACACTATCATTGAAACTATAAACACCTGGTAATACAGTTGATGGGGGAACCCATACTGGACTATCTGTGCTTGAATCAACAACTTGTACCCATGGGTAGTAAACAGCTGCGTAATTAGTATCAAGATTTACTATTGTATTTTTGACAGTTTCGATTGTATCACTCCATCCAGCTGCGTCCATTATGTAAAACGCATCTGCCCTTGCTTCCATCTTTGATATAGCATGGTTTGTTACAGTCGAGTGTAATCCGTGAATCACACCAGGTATAGCCAATAGATTTATATCAACCTCATCTGGATTTGAAATGGTGTTAATCGCTCTTTTAAATGCGACAGAACCACTAGCAGTTGTTGATGATAAATCAAATCCTTGCGTATTTGTATTTACTATATCTGTTGCGGTTTTTGAATCTATTGCTGGATTTTTTCCATCAAAACCAAATTGTAGAGGTACTATGAACTTTCTTTGTTGTAAAGCTGAGTTTGTCAACGAAATCTGTTCTGTAGCATCTGCAAATGTTGATACACCTAATTCTGTAGCCTCGTCTGTTCCAAATTGGTCTTCAAGACTCATGGTAACGTTACTACCTGGTGTTGCTGATGATGGAATTGGAGCAAGATATTGTCTTGAGATTTCATTTGCGAAATTAAATCCGTAGAAAATATTTTGGTCATAAATACCGCCAGTTGTTAACTGATTAGATTGAGTTACTGCAGTTGGAACTGTAGTACCACCTGGTGTTGGGTTTTGTAATTTACCATGTCCCATAGGTACTAAAGCTTTATCTAACTTAAATTGACCATCTTTTACGAGGTTTTTAAAGTCTGCGACCCTAATATGTTTACTTACATTTGGAAATGTTCCATATTCTGTCTTTTTACCATTATCATCAATGACTGAATATCTATCACCGATTCTTCTAGCAAAGAAGTTTGGTGATAATGGGTCAAATGTTAACTTATTAAAGGTCTCTAAGATTGTGTCATCATCAATTCCATCTGGATTATGTACTCTAACCTGTATAGCAAATGTACCAAAGTCTGAACCAGCAACATCATCTGCTCTAACAATATCTAAAATAGCTATTTTAAATTTAGAATTTACGTCAGTTCCATGACTTCTTGAGTATACTCTGAATAAATCTTCTCTAGCGCCAGATAAGTTTTGGGATTGAATATAAGGTGTTCTTGCAAATTGGAAGTCCTTATTACCAGTCCATGTTGTATCTGAAGCATCACCACCATCGTCGACAGTATTTGTTCCACTCTTAAAATCTAAACCATTGTCAGTAACCGAAATGGAAGCTGACATAGTTGCGAGTGCGACACCTGTCTCACCTACTACATCAAATGGTCTAGTTTTATAATTCTTGTATACGTATACCTCACCAGCTGCTCCGTTAGCTTTGGTCGATAAAGGACTTGAACTGAATACCTTACTTATATGCGTTGAACTACCTGTATCGAATGATAAAGAATAGGTTCTTTCAGTCACGTTACTACCACTTACAACCAAATCAAATGATGTAGCGGATGATGTTGATGAGACAAGTTTTGACTTTGATAAGTCACCACCACCGCTTGAACCAAGTGATGGTGCTAATACGGCGATTGATTGTGTGAATTCTGAATAACCAGAACCACTACTTTGTATTCTAAGCTCTATAGTATCAGCTAGATATCCGCCGATTCCTAAAACTCTAACGATTGTAACTACACCAGCGCTTTTAAGATATGCCTCAGCAGCGTATGGTGTGTAAAATCTTGGGTCTAAGTTTCCAAAAATTTCTTCAAACTCTTGAAAACTTGTTATTTGTGTTGGTGTGAATGCAGGGCCTTTCTCGGTTGGCCCGATGATAGCTGCACCTATTTCACTTATGCCTTGTGGTAGAAAGGATAAATCCTTTTCTCTTGTAAATACACCTGGCGAGACGATTCTTTCAGCCATCGGTAATCTCCTAATTAGTTGATATTAAAGTAAATGTCTACAATAAATATTAAAAAATATCCTAAAAACACCTTTTAGGACACTTTTTTTTATTTTGTAGGGGTAAAAACACCAGTCTCAGGATCTAATTGACCTGCACCATACTTTTCGTTAAGTACATCAACCATTTGTTTTTCTCTACCTTGTATTTCTATATACTGCTGTTCTATCTCTGATTGACGGTTTTGTAATTCTGCTAATTGTTGGTTAAGTAACAATCTTTGTACGTGAATTTGACCTAACTCCACCTGTTTTTGTGAGTAGTCGTTCTGTAATGATTCTAGTTGTTTTAACTCTTCGTCATTAAATTTTATTTTTTCTGCCATAATTAATCTTGTTTTATAAAAACACCTTTTTGTAAATCAACCGAACCGACACCATACTTTTCATTTATTTTACGTGAAATTTCGGCTTCTTTTTGATTTTTCTTAGAAAGTTCTTGTTTTAAAACTTCTTCCTCTGATTCAATTTGGATTTTTCTTATCGATAGATTACCAAAGGCACTCTGTAGTTGTTGACTAAGTTGAACCACTTCAGATAGTTGTTCTTTTTCACTTTCAGACAAAGGTGTTTCTTTTATATTTACGTCTTCTGACATATTATTCTCCTATAACTGTTTCTGTTTACTAATATATAAGTATATACTTGTTAGACTAAAATAACTTTATATTTTCTTTCGGTTGAATCAGCCGCTTCTAATTCATTCATTTTAGCGGTAGCCGCTGCTTGAGTACTGTACTCCCAAACCTGCTCTGCGCTACCACTCAACTTTGCAACGTATACATCTCTTGATGCCCAATATGGGTCTGCACTTGAACTTGGTGCTGGATGAAGTTGTTTTACTATACGATACATAATTTTTTCCTATTTTATATAAATATATTAAATATACATTTCTTTTAAATGATTTACCCTTAATTGTGGTAAAATTGTTGGTTTTATACCACATTTTTCCCAAACATCAAGACAGAATGAGACATCCTCACTACAATTCTCACTATGGTCACCGATGGTTACCATTCTTTGTCTGAAATAAGGATATTCTAACTCTCTTATGATGTTTGATGCGACCTTTGTGAATCCAAAACCACAATAACTTGCTTCAAATGGTTCTTCCCTTTGTCTAATCTCATCTTGATGATAAAACTTCATATGTAAATTAGATTCAAAGTAGTCCTCATCCCAATCTGCTACCATCGCAAGTCCACTCATTTCTTTTATGTACCAACCACTACAAAAATCATCACCACTCTCTAATAGTGTACAGAGTTGTTGATAGTTAAATTGTTGGTCTGCGTCTATCCACACCAAATTATCGAAATTGTCAATTAATTTTGTTGGGTTCGCATAACCACCACCATTCGTACATAACCAATTTCTAGCATCCACATGCGTCCTACCAACAACGGTAAATATCTCTCCATCTAAACTACGACACCAATCTTGAAGATGTAAGAATTGTGGTAACAATCTACCACTTATGGTATTGTATATGGGAATGAGAAAAGCGTATTTCATAAAACCTCTTTTAAATAAATATTACTTATTTTTCCAAAGCTTCTACTTTTGTTGTTAGTACCTCGTTTTGTGCTGATAGTTCTTGTATAGCCGCTACCATTAAAGGTACAAGTTTTGAAGCATCCAGTTTTTGTGGGTCTATTTCGGTTGTTGAGTATTCTTTTACATCATATACTTGTTTACCTTCAGGTATATCATCACCAGGTTGATATTGTATTGGTTTCATCTGGTCTTTTGTACCTGATACTGCTTCTGGTACTACATCTTGTACTTCGTGTGCAAAAAACCCATCTAAGGTGGTATCAGAGTCTGCTTTAAAATTAAATCTATAAGGTTTTAAGTTATTTAACCTTGTTAATGCGTTAGATAAAGTAACTTCGTTTTCTTTTAAACGATAATCAGAAGCACTATTAAATGAAGCTCCACTACCATTTGTTCTTATATCACCTACTTCACCGTTTTGATTAAAAAGTCGTACAACGTCAATTTCTGATGTGTAGTTTACAGAACCAAGATTTAAAACTGTTCTACCTACTGAGTTAGGAGCAAAAGTAGCACCACCAACATTTGTAGTAGTTACTGACCTAGTACCAAAGAGAGCGTTACCATCTTCTAAAGTAAATCCATACTGATGTGCTACGTGTTTTGGTGCATTGGGTACATCTGAATACACTTCGAAGTTTTTAGCATATAAAGTCTGACCATTACCAGTAACTTGTCCACCACTACCATCAGCAGACCTATGCCATAATTCTATTTGGTCACCCGCTACTACACCATCCAACGCTACGTCAAATTCTGTGTACTCATGAGTAGATGATGATACACCTTCAGCTACTCCCGCTGCAAAAGACCCTTGTGCATTATCTCCATTAGGGTGTGTCATTAAAGTTGGATATTGTGTATCGGTTGTAGAACCATTATTTTTTGAGAATCTCCACGACCAGTAATAAGTACCACTTTGATTTTTGCCTTCCCATTTTACTCTAATTCTACCACTTCTATTAGCTATAAAGGTTTTCATCCTTTTGTAGTTAGCGTTGCTATCTGTTACTGTGTGTTCCTCTGGACTATTTACTATAAGATGTGTTGCATCTGGACTTGATTCGTAATATTTTTGTTGATTTGTAAAAGTTGAAACCGCACTACCACTTGTTGTTGTTAAGACACCTGCAGAGTCAATACGCATTCTTTCAGTAGAGTCAACACCACTACCATCATTTGTCATAAATAATAAATGACCAGGTACGTCATTTGCAGCAGGTGAAGCACCAACTAATGTTCTTATCTCTGCTGAAATAACTCTAAAGTCTACACCATCTGCAGAACTAAACAACAATCTACCTGTAATATCATCCGTTTGTAGAATCGTTACTGCTCCAGCACTTGTACCTCTTGATTTTCCTATTGATACTATACCACCACTTATACCATTTTGATGTTCAATAACTGAGATTACACCTTTATAATCATCACCTTCAACACTAAACTTTGGAGCGTAATATCCTCCTACAGCGGCTGGACTTGTGTTCCCTACAGCAACTCGTTGTGAACTGTCTATAGTCATAGCAAGAGTTGAAGAATCACCATCAGCTGAACCATTATAAAACTCTAAAGCCCCACTACTACCACGAACCTCTAAATCGTTTCCAGCGAGTCTAAATATACCTTTATAATCACCACCATCGTTTAATTGTATAGCTGGTGATGTAGCATTATAGACTTCAAGCATTTCTACTGGATTATTTGTGCCGATACCAAGCTTGCCACCATTGTTAATGTAATTATTTTCATTAGCGTGACTTGATAATCTTAATTTTAAAGAACCACCATCATAAATATCGAATTTACCCGCATCATTGCTCTCTTGAATAAATCTAAGTAGTTCACTACCTGCCGAACTCAAGACTGAAAAACCAGCGTTATTACCAGTTGACTTAACAGTAAATGAATGATTTGTATCACCAAAACCAAAACCAGAACCAGAACCAGCTATCATTTTATCAGCGATGTGTACGTTACCATCATTTACACCAAATGAACCAGATATGTTTAGAGAACCAGTCATATTATGAACGTCATCACTACTATTACCGAAGATTGTGGAACCACTTGTAAATAAGATAGAGGCTGACTCGAACTCTGTATGAACCTCTTGAGCTGTTAGTGTTCCTCCTACGGCAAAATCTCCTGTGACTGTCCCACCAGCGAATGTCGGAGAATCACTTGTCCCTACTCTTTGGTTTCCGAAAGAACCACTAATATCTGCAGCTATCTGAGCTGAGCTTGTTACAACGTTAGCTACTTTTGCTCCTAAATGTTCCTTTGAGAATGAACCACTAATATCATCGGCTAGTTGTGCGGAACCACTAACCATCCCATCAAATATGGCAGCCTTTACCGTCTGTGCACTAAAGTCTGTATTTATCTTACTACCACTAATATTAGCGGAATCACTAATGTGTGTGTTGGTTATGAAACCACTCTCTATAAATTGTGATTGACCAGCTAGAACACCATGAAACTCAACTCCATCAGCTGGTGCTTCTGAAAAATTAAGAGTAGAACCAGTAATCGAATAGGCAGAAGATGGTATCTGAACAACACCATCAAGCACAATCGTCACATTTGACGCATCAGGTAATATATCGGTTCCACCAACCTGTAGGGTAAATGAAACATCACTTCCATCAAAGCCTGAGCTGATATCGTCAATTATTTCAAATTGACCTGCATTTGTTACTGGTCTTCCTAAATATGGCATCTATTCTCTCTTTTCATTATAAATATTACTCGTTCATACACTTACAAGTTTTTTTAATATCTTCAATCTCGGAGGATAACTCTTGGACTGCTTTTACTAATATCGGTATTAAGGCTGTTTCTCCAACTTCTTGTTGACCATTACTTCCTTCTAATTCATACCACATATCAAAACCATCTTTGATTTCTGGATGATTGTCTATCGCTTCCTTAACCTCTTGAGCAATAAAACCATGATTATGTTTAGAATTTCTATATTGTTCCTCCGAACCCTCTTGATATGCCTTTGACCAATTCGGTATTTCACCTTTATTTTTCCAGTTGTAAGTGACTGGTCTTAAATCCTCTATAAAGCTTAAACCAGCGGTTGAGGTCTCTATATTCTTTTTAAATCTTTTATCTGATACAGTTGCCCAAGTTGTACTACCATGAGAATTTCTTATATCGTCAGTTCCATTTCCTACAGTGAAATAATCTTGTACCGCTGTAATACTCTTACCAAGACCTATGGCTCTATTTGTACCTGTACCTTCAGAATCCGCATTAGCACCAATAATCGTGTTATCAATTCCACTTGTCAATGTATCACCAGTCTCACTTCCTAAACAAGTATTATTACCATCACCAGAAGAGTTTACATTGATACCAGCTTGTTTTCCGATTAGTGTGTTATGTGAGCCGGCGGAATGTAAACCTTTACCAGCTTGATAACCAAATAAAGTGTTGTGGTCACCTGAGGATACACTCGTACCACATTGGTATCCTACAAATGTATTGGTATCTCCACTTTGTAATGATGCTCCAGCTTCAGCACCGATTATCACAAGACCATCTCTTGAGTTAGAAGCAGCGGCAACTCCGTGTCCTATAAATACATTATTTGAACCAGCTCCACCACCATTTCCACATTCCCTACCAATGGCAACGTTGTTTGCACCTGTCATAGCTCCACCAGCACTGGTTCCTATGAAAGTATTATTTTCTGAAGTTGTGACAGAGTAACCAGCCCTATATCCGACTGCAGTATTTGAACCGTGTCCATCGGTGCCTGGGTCAAGACTATACAGAGCTTCATAACCAACTCCGGTATTCAAATCACCGACATCCATCGCACCCGCCATCACCTGATAACCAATCGCCGTATTTTTTTGACCACTTGTACATTGTTTTAAAGCTTCAAATCCAAATGCAACAGAACCATTAGCATCCGTTGAGTTAATAGAAGTTCCAGCTTCGTAACCCATTAAAGTATTATTATCACCAACGGTTATTTCATCTCCAGCGTAAGCACCAACTATTGTGTTGAAATCACCTTGTGATTGTAGATTACCACCAGCTCTGTGTCCGATAGCAACGTTCTCAGTACCAGTAAAAGTGGTATCGGTATTTCCTCCAAGAGAAATAGTACCTACAGCCACATTTCTTTTTCCACTTGTTATGTGGTCTCCAGCTCGTGCTCCGATTGCGATGTTCTGGTCACCAGTTACTGCGGATGAACCCATCGCAGTTTTTCCAATCCCTATATTTTCATTTCCAGTTGTTATATTTGCACCGGCGTCTCTACCAATAAAGACTGAACTTGACGCTGATGTTGCATCATATCCAGCTTGATATCCAACTACAGTATTATCTGTACCAACTAATGTAGCTCCGCCCATAGCTTGATTTCCTATCAAAGTGCTTCTTTTTGTAGTTGTAGCTAAAGTTCCAGCGAGATATCCAACTGCTGTGTTTTCACCCTCGTTAGCCTCATTGAGAGTTTTTAAGGCTTGATATCCTATTGCTGTACTAAAATCATTTTCTGCTGATGTTTTTAGTGATTCAAAACCTACCGCTGTATTTTTTTGGCCACTTGTGAGGGCTCCACCAGCTTCTTCACCTATAACAACATTATAATTACCACCACTTGCAATAGCATCTCCAGCACTCTTACCAAAGATAGTGTTTGAAGTTCCTGCGTCGTTGTTACTTAAACTTACTCCACTTGCTTGTATTGTTCCAAATGAACCAGTTGAAGTTGATGACCCACTTATCGTGTTACCTTTAAACTCATGTACATCATCACTACTGTTACCGAACTGCGTTGAACCACTCGTGAATAGGATAGAAGCACTTTCAAACTCTGTGTGAATCTCTTGAGCTGTTAGTGTTCCTGTAACTGTAGCTGTATTTACGGTAATAGCTGTAAATGTTGGTGAGTCACCAGTTTGAAGTCCGCTGTCAACATCAGTATTTACACCATTAGTTGCTAGTCTGATTGTACCTTGTGATGGACTACTCAAAACCGAACTTGAAACAAGAGTTTTTGATGTACTACCCGCCTCAACATCGGACACCCTTGTACTAAAGGATGAGCTATCAGCGGTAAATGAACCGCTTATCGTACTTGCTATTTGTGCGGATGAGCTTAACGCACCACTAAACGTGCCGGTAAATGTCTTACCAACAATCTCTGTACTTGAACTTACAAAACTAGCCGTAACCGAATTGAATTGAACATCATCAACAATCTTTTCGTTTGTTACAGAATCGTTTACAAGTTGTGAGGTACTTACCGATTGATTTGTTTTTGGGTCACTACCAATATATCCCATATTATTACTCGCTTATTGTGTCAATGAAACTTACCAATGCGTCAATTGAGCCTGTTTTACTTGCTTGTGCTTTTAAAACATCTCCATTTAACATGACAACCTTACTACCACCATCGATTAATTCTAATGAACCTCCTGCTGGTATTGGTGCGTTTTTAATTAGGTGAAAATCTTTTGCACTTCTGGTTATTTTTGCGTCAACAGACACACTACCAGAATGTAAATTAGCAAACCTTATGCCTATCACCGCATCATCACTATTACTTGTCATGAGGTTTGTAAAACTACCACTCGTAATTTTTGTTTCAAATAATGATTCGAAATCTTGTGCCATTACTTATCCTTTATAATGCTACCGACATTGCGATTGTAAATCCCTTTGTCGCTTTATTTGTTTCAAAACTTGCACTTGCAGCCTCAAGTGTCGTCTCTCTGCTTGAAATAGAAGAACTTACCGATGTAAATGAGCCTGAAATATCACTAGCTAATTGAGCTGAACTACTAACAGTTCCACTTGGTAATACTTCAGTAACACTACCAGCTGTGATAGAGCCTTTAAATGAACCTGAAAAAGAACCAGATACACCACCAGTAGCATCAGTAAAATCTACCGCCTTACTACCACTAACAGTCAAACTGCCAGTTATGAATGGATTATGTATTCTCATCTACTTTCTTTCTTTTTAATAAATATTAACTTTTTAATTCTTCGATTTCTTTTTTAAGGTCTGTTACCTGTGAAGATAACTCTTGAACTGCTTTTACAAGAACTGAAACAAGTTTACCATCATCAAGAGAATAAAAAGATTCTGATTCATCAATATCTTTAATTAATTCTGGTATTATCTTTTTAACATCTTGAGCAATAAAACCAATTTGTCTAAATGAGTTATCTTCTAATTCTACTTTACCATCTTCAATCTTACCAGAATATCTATCATATATTTTAGGTTCAAGTTTATTTAGTTCATTTAAACCATAAGGAATATCTTCAACATTCTTTTTTAATCTTTCATCAGAGTAAGTTGTCCATTCTACATCTGCATGACCAGAACCTTCACCATCAAAAATAAATCTTGTAGTTCCGTCATTTTTCATTACAACTAAATTTCCATTAGTAGTGACGGCTGTTCTACCAGTTCCTGATTTAGTAGCTGCTGCCATAGTAATAACACCCACAGCACTTGTGCTTTTTGCAGTATTTGCTGAAGCTAAAGTAGCTCCTTGCATATACCATGCGTATTCTGTATTATCTGAAAAGGCTTGTGCGTTTACACCACCTTGTGATGCACTTGCTTTTTGTAAACTAAAATATGTATCTGTTTCTGCTAAATCGGTCATTCCATGAGCAACATCACTTGATTTTAAAGCCAGAATTTCGTCATCATTTGCACCCTGATTTATTGTAAGACCTATAGTAGCTTTTGCATTTGCAGTATCGCCAATAAATACATTTCCACCAGATGTAATAGTCATCCTAACGGCATCAGAAGTTCCTGTCATAAACTCCATAGCATCATTGTCACTATTTACAAGAATTGCACCTCTTTTATTATTACTACCATCTTCCCAACCAATTTTCTGAGCATCTGCATTACCTTGTGCCATTGTTAATCCATATTGGGGTGTCGTATGTCCTATACCTACGTTGCCAGCAGATGTTATACGCATTCTTTCAGTAGAATTAAAATTACTATTTGTATTGCCAGTTCTAAATTTTATTACATTATGACTTGCAGTAGCATTTCCTGCTATAGCAAATTGCAAACCTACTTCATCACCACAAGACATAAGTCCTTCACCACCACTTGATGTATTTTTTATTACAAAAGACGGATTAGTAGAACCTTTAATCCTTACAATAGGTGAACCAAATCCACTTTCTGATGTTGGTGAAGTATCGCCAATACCTACGTTGCCAGCAGATGTAATACGCATTTTTTCAGAACCTGATGTAGCGAAGGTTAACGTATTTACATCTTGTAAATATGCTAGCCATCCTTGATATGTAGATGCCCCGCTTGTACCATCAGCAAAATAAAGTATACCATACTCACCACTACCATTACCACTATAAATAGTCATACCTTCATT